ATGCCGCAGGTGCGCCGAGCGGCGGCCGCGGACCTGTTCGGCAACGTCTATTGGATCGGGGAGGATCGAAAGCAGCTGTTCGTGCGCTCGCGGGGCGACGGGTCGGTCACTCGCTTCTGGCCCGATCCGCGTGCCGAGCGCCCGGTCGGGCGGCTTTTCGTTCCCCATGGCGGCGAGACGAGGCCGGCCGCGGAGTATCGCGCGCTGGCGGCAACGGACACCGGCTGGCTCGTCGCCGCGAGCGACGACGGACTCGACAGCTTCGATCTGGTCGCCGGCGGACCGCCGCTGCATTTCGGATGGCCAACCGTCGGCAGGCCCACCGTGACCGACCTCGCGCCGCGTTGCGACGGCGGGCTGTGGCTGCTCGACGGGCCCGCAAAGCGCCTGTTCGAGCTGAACGCAGCGCTGACGCTCTCGGGCGGAGGGCCGGGCGCTCCCGAGCCGGAGCTGTTCCAGCCGCTCCAGGGAGAAGGACGGTCGCGCGCGCCGGCCATGGCCCCGCAGGGCCACGATCTCACCCTCATCGACCCGGAGATTGATGCGATCGCTCTCGCCGTGTTGCCCGACGGCGGCCTGGCGCTGCTGTCGGCGGCGCCGGCCCGGCTCTATCTTTGGCCGGGAGCGGGCGTCATGCCGCTCCGCCCGCCGATCGAGCTCGATTTCGTGCCGCACGACATGACCGCCGGACAGGTGCTGCTCCGCGGCAACGAGAGTGCCGTGCGGGTCGTCGTGTCGGACGTCACGGGCAATCAGCTGCGCGCCTTTCGGATCGAGATGGAGGGCGGGGTCGCTCAGCTCGCGGAAACGGCCGAGAGCTTCCCATTGCGGCGACATGCCGGCCGCGGGCTCGTCTCAATCCAGGGAAATGCGAGCTACGACAGCGGCCCGGTCCCGAACTGGGTCCGCGTCGTCGAGAAGCCGCGCCAGCGTTTTCGCACCGAGGCGCGATTCCTGACGCCGCTGTTCGACAGCCGGCTGCCGGGCGCGGTCTGGGACCGGCTACGGCTCGACGGCTGCGTCCCCCCAGGGACGCGAGTGACGGTCGAGGCGCGCGCGAGCGACGATGCCGATGCGCTCGGGGAATGGCGGGCCCAACCCCTGCCGATCCTGTCGAGGTCGGGAAGCGAGCTTGCCGGCCATTCGGCGGCGGCGCTCGTGGCGACTGACGCAGTCGCGCAGCACGGCACGTTCGAGCTGCTGTTCCAGCGCATCGAGGGCCGCTACCTGGAAGTGCGGCTAACTCTATCCGCCGATGGGGATGCGAGCCCGAGACTGCGCGCTCTGCGCGCCTCCTGGCCGCGCATTTCCTGGGCCGAGCGCTATTTGCCCGCGCTCTACCGCGAGGATCCCGAACCCGCCGACTTCCTCGAGCGGTTCCTGGCCAACATGCAGGGCACGACCAGCGTGATCGAGGCGCGGATGGTCGCCGCGGCGATGCTGTTCGACACGCGCACCGCGCCGCTCGAGGCACTGGGCTGGCTTGCCGAATGGTTCGACGTGGCGCTCGATCCCGCCTGGAGCGAGGCTCGGCGACGGCTGTTCATCGCGCATGCCGTTCGCTTCTTCGGCTGGCGAGGAACGATACGCGGCCTCGAGAGCGCCTTGGCGCTGGCGTTCGGCCAGTCGCTAGACGGAACGTTGTTCAGCGAGGGCGGGTGCGGCTGCGAGGGGCCGATCCGGATCGTCGAAACCTATCGCACAAGGACGCTCGGCCGGATCGGTGCGGGCGATTCGAGCGGCATTTCCGATCCTCCAACGCACGATGTCGGCCTCGCGGAGCGCAGGAACTGGGTCGCCTTTCAGCAGGCCAGCGGTACGCCCAACCCCATGACGAGCCTGCCGCGGCTGTCGGTGCCCGCGGCGCGCGCCGCGGACTGGGCTGCGTTTCTCGAGCGACCCTCGCCCGATCGCGCCGCCTGGCAGCGTTTCCTGGCGGCGCGCTACAGGCGCATCCGGCTGCTTAACCAGGCGCACGACAGCGCCTGGACGTCGTTCGAGGAGGTCGCGCTGTGCGACACGGCACCGGCGACTGCGGCTGGACGGGCCGATTGGGCGCAGTTCGAGAAGCGGCTGCTGCCGATCGACCGCACCGCACATCGTTTTTCCGTGCTGTTGCCGGTCAGCGCCACCGACGCCACCGACAGCGATACGCTGAAGCAGCGCGAGTTGCTCGCGCGGCGGATCGTGGAACTGGAAAAGCCCGCCCACACCATCTTCGACATCCGCTTCTATTTCGCGATGAACCGGATCGGCGAAGCGCGGCTCGGCCACGACACCGCGATCGGCGCGGGAAGCCGTGCGCCCGAACTGCTGCCGCCCGCGATCCTTGGCAAGGCCTATATCGGCGAGAGCTTCATCGGTCCCGACGGCCTGCCGCTCACCCCCGACCGCGTGCGGCTCGCATGCTGACCCGCACCTTTTCCCTGAAGCCGGAGGCGACCAATGGCCTGCTGTAACGCCACCACCGCTACCATGCCGTCGGTCGGAGCGCCCGATCCCGGCCAGCACGTCAATTTCGTCAAGGGCATGGTCCTGGGCGTCGCCGACTATGTCCAGGAGCATGCCTATCTGATCGGGCGCAGCGAATGGATGGTGCGCGACCTGGTCGGCTACGGCACCGCCAGCGGCCTTGCCGTGCGGGTCGAGGAGGACGGGGGCAACGGTCCCAGGGTCCATGTCACGGCCGGTTCGGCAGCGGCGCCGTCCGGCCGCATGATCTGCGTCGGGCGCGACCAGTGCGGCTCGATCAACGGCTGGCTGTCCGACCCAGACAATGCCCGGCGCGTGGCCGAGCGCATCTCGGGCTCCCCGCCGGCGGGAACGATCACCCTCTATCTGACCCTCTGCTACCGGGACTGCGCGATTGCGCCGGTGCCGGTGCCGGGCGAGCCCTGCCGTTCGGAAGCCGCGCTGATGCAGCCGTCGCGCATCGCTGACGATTACTGCCTCGACTTCCGGCTCGATCCGCCTGAACAGTGGGAAGCCGACGCGATCTCCGCCTTTTCCGCCTGGCTCGACGATATCGCCGACGAGGGACCGGCGTCGCCGCCGCTCGATCCGGACCAGTGGGCGGGCGCGATCCGCGCGGCGCTGGACATCGTCACCGGCGATGGCGGCGAGGCTTCGCCTCCTTGGGGCGCCGCGCCGGTGCCGCCGCCGCCGGAGGGCGTCGCGGTTGACGACTATGACGCGTTCCTGCGTCTGGCCTACCGGATCTGGATCACCGAATATCGTCCGACGATGCTGGCGCGGCGCTGCGCTGATCCGGCCGGCACGGAGCAGGATTGCGTGCTGCTCGCCGCGCTCGACGTGCCGGTCGTGCATGTCGGGAGCGACCCGGCCGCCGGGTGGAGCGTCGACGGAGTCGCCGAGCTGATCGTGGACGAGGGGCGCCGGCCGCTCGTTGCGCCGCTCCATCTCGTTCAGACCGCGCTCGGCATCATGACCGATGAAACCGGCGGATGGCTGAGCCCGCCGCCCGGCCCTGCGGGCCCTCAGGGCGAGCCCGGTTCTCCCGGAGCCGCCGGGCCGGCGGGGCCGCAGGGACCTCCCGGCCCCACGGGGCCGGCGGGCCCCGCAGGGCCGGCAGGTGCCGTCGGGCCCGCCGGCCAGAGGGGCCTGCAAGGCGTGCAGGGCCCGCCCGGGCCCCAGGGACCTGCCGGACCGCAGGGAATACCGGGCCCGCCCGGCGACATGGGACCTTTCCGGCTCAAGACGGTGAGGGTCGTGGATGCCATCGAGCTCGATGACGAGGTCGACTGCGTGATCACGGTCGACAATGCCAAAGTGATCCTGCCGCCGACGCAGGCGGCTCGGCAGGGGCGGACCTACTACATCAAGGCGCTGGCGGCGACGGACGTCGTGCCATCCTCCGGCGACGGCATCGAGATGCTCGGGCAAGGCTATGTCAGTGAAGAGCCGATCCACCTCGAGAACCCGCAGGCGATCCAGCTGGTGTGCGACGAGGAGCAGCGAAGCTGGCTGATCATCAGCAATTATATCGATCTGTCGATCCGATGAGAGGCTAACCCCATGGCGAGCGAATTCGTGGCATTGCAGGAGCCGTTCGCGGCCGATGCCATCCGCACCGTCAACTTCTTCAACGGCCGCCTGCTGACCGGCAACGACATGAGCCGGGAGCAGGCCGCGGGCCGCGAAGCCGATGCCAGGATCGGCCTTGCGGTGGGCGACGGCATTGCCAGCGGCCTTTCGGTCGAATTTCGCGGCAACATCGCACCGGGGAATCGCCCGGCCGCGACCGTCCATCCCGGCGTCGCCGTGAACCGCAAGGGTGTGACGCTCTGCCTGAAGCAGCCAGTGACGCTGGCGCTCGAACGGGCCGCGACGCCGGGCGAGAGGAGCGTCGCGTGCCTGTTCGGCGACTGCGCGCCGCTTGCCGCCGGCGACTATGTGGCGGGAGCTGGCCTTTATCTACTGACCATCTGTCCGGCCTTCGTCAGCGAGGGGCGCGCGCAGGTGAGCGGGATGGGAGACGCCAGCCCACGTTGCGCGCTCGACGTGACGGCCGAGGCGGTGCAGTTCCGGCTGCTCGAAATCCGCGACCAGCTGTTCGAGGCAAGCCCCGCCCAGCCGGACTTCCGCAACCGCATCGCCTATGAGGCATTCGGCGCCGGCGTCCTCCCCGGCTGGCCGCCGGACCTCCTCGGCAGTGCCCCGCGCAGGGACGATCTGATCGAGAAGATGCGCGGCCACGGGCTCGATGACGCCGAGGTGCCGCTCGCTCTCATCGCGTTCGACGGCAGCGGTCATGCATTCACGGACATGTGGAGCGTGCGGCGGCCGATCTCGCTTCGCGATTCCGAGAATGTCGTCAGCGCGATCGCCGAACCCCGGCGTGAAGCGCTCGGACGTGCGATGTTCCGGCAGTTCCAGGACGAACTCCAGTCGCTTCCCGACTTCGTTCAAGGCGGCGCCAGGAGCCGCTTCGCCTACCTGCCGCCGGCGGGCCTGCTGCCCAAGCTCTCTGACCCCGCGACCGCGCTGTTCTTCGCAGGCCTGACCACGCGCGGCCCGGTCCATATCGATGCGAGCGAGGTCGAACCGCTGCTGCGGGAGAGCTTCGTGGCGCCGGCCATCGACACGGATGGCGATCATGCGATCTGGCTTTACCGCGTCGCCCAGGCCCGCATGGACCCGAGCCGCGCCGACATCCTGCTCTTCGCGAGCGGCCATCTGCCATATCGCGGCGATGCGCGCTTCAATCTGAACCATTGGAATTACGCCAATTACGCGGCGATCCCCTGACGGAGCAACGATCATGGCCAGCAAGTCCAACTCGATCGAAAATCTCATCGCCGCATCGCAGTCGGCCCAATATCAGGCGCTCAGCCAGAAGGACCGCGTCCTGATCGAGGCGCTGCTCGTGGACCGCGGCATTCTGAGCGCGGTGGGAACACCCACCCCTTCGCCGAGCCCGGCGCCCAGTCCGACGCCGACGACAACGACCACGACCACGACGACCATGAACCCGATCGTTCGCCTGGCCATGACGACGGTAAAGCCGGGCGATCTCATCACGGCCAGCTTCATGAACACGATCGTGGACGCGCTGTTCGCGCTCGACGAGCGGCTCACGAGGCTCGAGGCGCCGAAGCCCGCTTCGGGGCCGGCGCCCGCGCCATCGCCTACGTCTCCGGCCTCGTCAGCTCAGACCTCGATCAAGGAGGCTGCCTCCGAGTTCGTCGTCGGGCGAGAGGCACGTTTCGCAATCAGAGCGCAGCCGACCATCGAAGCCGCCGTTGCCACTACCGTGAAAGGGCTGGGCGTCCGCGTGGAAGTCACGGGGGACAATATCGGCCAGGGATTGGTCGGGAGCGTCGTCCTCGGCGAAACGAGATATGCGCCGGCGAGCCTGATCTTCACCAGGGCCGGGTTCAACTTCGTCACCACGACCACGGTGATCAGGGCCGCGAAAAACCGGCTGACTGTCGTCACCTCGGCCGGCCAGGACAGCGCCACGATCCGGACGGCGGCCCCGCAAGAGCCGGTGCGGTAAGGTGGCGGTGCCCGCGATCCGCGTGGGCCGGGCGAGGCTTGCTCATGCGCGGCCGGGCGACCGCGAGCGGCTGATGCGCGCGTTCGACCTTGCTTCTCCCGCCGCCACCGGAGTGCCGGAAGGTGCGCTGCTGCTCATCTCGAACATGCGAGTGAAGCGGCCGCTTGCCGCTGGGGTCGAGGCATTCGCCGACGAACTGATCGGCAGAATCCGCAGTGCCAGGGCCGAGGCACGGACGGGCATGGGGGCGGCTGGCTCCGGCTTCTACTTCGAAAGCCAAGTGGCGGTCGAGGCGGCAATCGTTCGAGCGGCGGTGACAGGAGAGCAAATGCCGCCGCTTCTCCGCCGCAGCGTCGCCTGCAGCGATGCACCCGTCACACGTTGGCGACGGCATCTGCTCACCGACCATCGCCTCCTCCCGAGGCTCATGGCTGCCTTGGTTGAAACGAGCCTGGCCGCGCCCTGGGTTGCGCGCTTCGCCGAGGATGAACTGCTCGTCGCGGCGCTCAGGCTTGTCCGGGCTTATGGCGGCACCATAACCTCGTTGGAGGCGGACGGCTCCGGGAACCTGTATCCGGCGTCTCCTCAGGGTCATCGGGGTCGCCCGGTTCGGCCGGCTCGCCCGAGCAAGGTCCGCCGCTCGATGAGCGTTGCGGAGGTCGTTGCGATCGCGCGGGCTCAGGCTTCCGGGCCGGGAGCGCGGCTTTTCCTGGCCGCTACCCTGCTTGCGGCGCGGCAGCCCGCTCTGATCCCGACCGAGCAGTTTCGCCAGGCTCTGGCTGATCTGGCTTCCAAAACCAGCGTCCCGCGCGGCGGGAATGCGGCGAGCGGGCAGGATCCGCCGGGGCGGCGTGGGCCTCCTGCAGCCGTGCCAGCCGGTGCGGCAAGCCGGGCGGACGCGCCCGTCCGCCCGCTGCGCCAGGCGATGCCGAGCTTTGTCTCCGCGGCTCCGCTTTCCGCGCGGCCTGAGCCGCAGCGCTCCCGGCCCGGAGCAGATCCGGGAATGGCGGCCGCGGACCGCCCGCTCGCGTCAGAGGCGGCAATGACCGTCTCCAGTCCGTGCGCCGGCCTGTTCTTCCTGCTGAACGTCTTTCTCGGGCTGGGGCTCTATGGCGATTTCACCGATCCCGCCCGGCGGCTCGGCGGCCTCTCGCCGTTCGAGCTCCTGCTGTTGCTCGGCAGGCACTGGAAGGGCCGCGGTTTCGAATCCGATCCCGTCGCGCCGCTGCTGCGCTCGCTGGCCGGGCTCGGAGCGCGTGAGCGCGCGGGTCGCCACTTCGAGGCGCCGGTGTGGAAGGTGCCGCCGGAATGGGTCGCGCCATGGTCGCGCGCGCGGCCGCGCGCCGTCGTCGCCCGCAGCCGAATCAGCCGCTGGCACCCCGCAGGCTTCCCGGTCGATGACCGCTGGCGTGAGCCGCCCGGCGCCGATGACCTGCGACGCCGCTGGCTCAGGTGCCTCGCCCGCTATCTGGAAGCGCGATCCGCGCGGGCGCTGGGCGTCGAAAGCGGAACCGAGGCGGTCGCCACTCTGATCGAGCGGGACGGAACGATCACGACTGCAGGCGACCGCGTCCACGTGGAATTCGCGCTCGACTCGCATCCGCTCGCAATCCGCCTCGCCGGGCTCGACCGCGATCCGGGCTGGATTCCATCAGCGGGACACAGCGTCCTGTTTGGCTTCGTATGAACCTTGCGGCGCTCCCCCGCGATGCGTCCACGCACTTGCGCCTGGCGCTGCTCGGCGCAGGTGCCGAACTGTCGGCCAAGCTGGGCACGGACGCTCCGGAATGGCTTGGCGACTATGCCGCGGAGATTGGCGGTCTCGCGGGCAGGGCGGTGTCCACGAAGGAATGGGCCGAGCTCGTCCGGGTCTGGGCGCATGGGTCGCCCGAACTGCCCCTCAGCCGACTTGCGGCGACTTTGCACGAGCCGCTCGCGCTCGACCTTCTGCTGGGCATCGCGCTTGCCGGCGAGGATGCGCGCATCGGCGCTTTGCTCGGCGAGAACGGGCATATGACGGCGGCGGCGCTCACGGCACTCTGGCGCAGCCATGACGGGCGCGACGATCCCGGAGCGGTGCGCCGCTCGCTCAACTGGCTGACCCGCATCGGGCTGGTCCGGGTCGCGAACCCCGATGCGCAGCGCTCCGACTGGAACCTGTCGGTTTCGGCAATGGCCTGGGACGCGCTCGCGGGCGATCCGACTCCGCCGGCCGGCTGCCGCCTGCTGGCAACCAACGAGCTGCTTCCGTTCGACCGGATCGTCGGCGAGGCGGGCGTGATCGAGCGCGCTCGGCTGATCGCCCAGGCAATGGCCGAGGATCCGACCCTCGTGGCGCTGCTGCGCGGCCCGGCGCGGAACGGGCGAGCGACTCTCGCAGGCGCCGCGGCCCGTTCGCTGGGGCGGCCACTGATCGTCGCCGATGCGGCGCTGCTGGAGGACGCGGAAGCCTGGCGGCAGCTCGGCCTGTTCGCATTCTTCCACGATGGCGTGATCGTCATCGCTCTTGCCGCCGGCGTCGGCGAGGTGCGCGAGGTGCCCGGCTTCGCGCTGGAGCCGGTACGCCTCATCCTGCTGATGGGGCAGAGCGGGGGCGTGCGGCTGCCCGACAGACCCCAGGCGGCGCTCTGCGTTCCCGCCCCGCACCGCGCCGCCCGCCTGGCGCACTGGCGCAACGCGGTGCCGGAACTCGACACGGCCGGCGCGGCCGCGCTCGCGGACGCGTTCCGCCTGACGGGAGGGACGATCCACAGGGCTGCGGTCGGAGCGCGGCTCACGGCGCGGCAGGCGGGGCGGCAGGCGATCACGCGCGCCGACGTGCGCGCCGCGCTGCGCGATCTCCAGGACAGCCGGCTTGAGACGGTCGCGGCTCGCGTCGATACTGGCAGCGAGCCGGAATTCCTCGCCCTCGACGAGGTTGCGGAAGGCGAAATCGAGGCGCTGGCGGCGCGCTGCCGGAACCGGGAGGCGCTTGCCCCCCATGCCGGGCCGGGACCGGGAGCAGCCGGAGTCCGCGCCCTGTTCGCGGGCCCCTCGGGCGCTGGCAAGACGCTTGCGGCCCGGCGGCTGGCGCACGATCTCGCGCGTGACCTCTGGCGCGTCGATCTCGCCGCCACAGTGAGCAAATATATCGGCGAAACGGAGAAGGCGCTCGACCGTGCCTTCGCCGCCGCCGAGGAGCTCGACACCATCCTGTTGCTCGATGAGGGTGACGCGTTGATGGCGCGGCGGACCGACGTCGGTAACGCCAACGACCGCTACGCCAATCTCGAGACCAACTTCCTGCTCCAGCGCATCGAGAGCTTCTCGGGCATCCTCATCGTCACCACGAACGCGGCGGATCGGATCGACAAGGCGTTCCAGCGGCGCATGGACGTGGTCGTGCCGTTCCGCGCGCCCGACGAGTTCCGGCGTTACCAGATCCTCGACCACCAGCTCGGCGCTCATGCTGCGGACGACGGGCTGGTGCAGGAAATCGCGGTCCGCTGCGCGCTGTCGGGGGGGCAGCTCCGCAACGTCGCGCTGCATGCGCGGCTGCTGGCGCTCGATGCCGGCATGCCGATCGATGACGAGATGCTCCGCCGGGCGGTGTTCCGCGAGTATCGCAAGATCGACGGCCACTGTCCGCTGAAGCCGCTCCTGTCCGAGGTCGGCTGAGATGGGCGCGGCAGCCGAAGCGCTTCAGCCCGCCGCTCCGTCCACCCCGGCGCGCGCACCCGAGCCTGGCAGCAGCCGCCGCCGCGTTCAGGCCGCGCTCAAGGTTTCCAATCCGAACGATGCCGCCGAGCGGGAGGCGGAGGCGACTGCGCGCGCCGTGATGACGATGCGCAACCCGGCGATCAGCGCCCGCGCCCGCGTGCCCATGCTCGCCGCGCGGACGCCTGAATCGGCGCCGCCGCTGAAAGCGAATAAGGACGAGACTTCGCCCGAGACGACCGCGGCGATCAAGTCCCAGCTGGGCGGCGGGCGCCCGCTTCCGCCGGAGACGCGCGAATTCCTTGAGCCCCGCTTCCGCGCCAGTTTCGCGGGCGTGCGCATCCATACCGGCGGGAAGGCGGAAAATCTCGCGACCCGCCTGGGCGCCCGCGCCTTTACCTACGGACGCGACATCTTCTTCAATGCCGGCGCCTTCCAGCCCGGCTCGCCCGAGGGCATGGAGCTGATCGCGCATGAGCTGACCCACACCATCCAGCAGCGCGAGGTCGTGCAGCGCGAGGTGCGGATCGTGCAGCAGAGCGGGCCGCAGGTGCAGCGCGGCATCGTCAGCGAGGCGCTCGACTGGATCGCGGACAAGGCCAACGTCATCCCGGGCTACCGGCTGCTGACGATCGTCATCGGCCGCAACCCGATCAACATGTCCAGGGTGGAGCGCAGCGGCGCGAACATCCTGCGCGCCCTCATCGAATTCATTCCCGGCGGCGGGCTGATCGTTCAGGCGCTCGAGAATCACGGCATCTTCGAGAAGGGCGGCAAGTTCATCGAGCAGCAGTTCGCGACGCTCGGCGATCTCGGCGGCGCGATGCGCACGGCGCTGATGGAGTTCATCGACTCGCTCGGCTGGCGCGACATCTTCCGGCTCGGCAGCCTGTGGGGCCGGGCCAAGCGGATCTTCACGGTGCCGGTCGACAAGGCGATCAGCTTCGGGAAAAACCTGGTCTCCGGCATCGCCCAGATCGTCAAGGATGCGATCGTCAAGCCGCTCGGCCGCTGGGCTGCCGCCAATATTCCGAAATGGGATCTGCTGGTCGGCGTGTTCGGCAAGAACCCGATCTCCGACGAAGGCCAGAGCCCCGCCTCCTCGCTGATCGGCGGCTTCATGGGGTTGATCGGCCAGAAGGAGATCTGGGACAATATCCAGAAGGGCAATGCCGTCGCGAGGGCATGGGCCTGGTTCCAGGGCGCGATGAAGGGGGCGCTCGCGCTGGTCACATCGATCCCGGGCCGGGTGATGAGCACGATCCGGTCGCTGACGATCGTCGACCTTGTCACTATCGCCGGCGCCTTCCGCAAGATCCTGGGCGCGTTCAGCAGCTTCGTCGGCGACTTCATGCGGTGGGCGGGCGGCACGGTGCTCAAGCTGCTCGAGATCATCCTGTCGGTCGTCGCTCCGACCGTGGTTCCCTATCTGAAGAAGGCCGGGGGCGCCTTCTCGTCGATCATCAGGAACCCTGTCGGCTTCGTCCGGACGCTGGTCCGCGCCGCGATCCAGGGCTTCCGCCAGTTCGCGAGGAATTTCCTCACCCACCTCAAGGCCGCACTGATCGGCTGGCTGGCAGGCGCGATGGGCGGCGCCGGCATCTACCTCCCGAGGGGCTTCGGCCTGCTGGAGATCGTCAAGTTCGTCCTCTCGGTCATGGGTCTCACCTGGCCGAACGTCCGCTCGAAGCTCGTCGCCGCCACGAACGAAACTGTCGTGAAAGCGCTCGAGACCGGGTTCGACGTCGTCCGGACCCTGGTCACGGAAGGACCGGCGGCCGCCTGGCAGAAGATCGTCGAGACGCTCGCCAATCTCAAGCAGATGGCGATCGACGCGGTCATGGACTTCGTCAAATCCAAGGTCGTCGAGGCCGCCGTGACCAAGCTGCTGTCCATGCTCAGCCCGGCCGGTGCCTTCATCCAGGCGATCATCGCGATCTATAACACGATCATGTTCTTCGTCGAACGCATCCGCCAGATCGCGCAGGTGGCGACAGCGTTCATCGACGGGATCGCGGCGATCGCGGCCGGCAATGTCGCGCCGGCCGCGAGCAGGGTCGAGCAGACGATGGCCGGGCTGCTCACCTTGGTCATCAGTTTCCTCGCCCGGATCGCCGGCCTCGGCAAGGTGAGCGATGCCGTGCTGGGACTGATCAAGAAGATCCGCGACCCGATCGACAAGGCGATCGACAAGGTCGTGGCGTGGATCGTCGCCTCGGCCAAGAAGCTCGGCAGGATCCTGCTCGGCGAGGACCGAAAACCGGTGCCGCCGGCAGCGCGGGAGGTGCCGAGCGACGGCGAACTGGGCGAGACGGTGGCATTCAGTGCCGAAGACGGAGGCCACCGCCTCTGGGTGGAGAAAAAGGGCGAGAATGCGGAGCTGATGCTGGCAAGCACGGTAAAGCCGCTGAGCAAACACCTCGCCGATTTCCGGAAGGACGCGAAGCAGCTCGACGATGAGCCCAAGGCCAAGGTGCTCGGAGCGATCGCCACGGCCACGCCGATCACCAAGGGTATCGAAAGCATGACGAAGAAGGCGGCGGGCAAGAAGATCGGGGAGAAGGATCGCGATGCGCTCGACAAGAAGATCGAAGTGGAAGAGCGCAAGTTGCGGCCGCCGCTCAAAACCATCTTGGATACGCTCAACATGCGAGTTCCGGACCAGGCGACGCTGGTCAAGAAGAAGTTCACCCCGTCGCCCGGTCTGGCTGCGCACGCCGCCGAATATCTCCGACAGATCAAGCGGCAGGAAGTCGAGATCAACAAGATGACGGTTCACATGTGGATCGAGCGGCGGCGCCAGTACGAGCAGTTCAAGAAGCAATCCGACGAGGGGAGTCTCGACGCGAAGGCGAGGCGCGACGCGCGCCAGAAGATGATCGAGACGATCGCGGAGCGGCTGACCTACCCGTGGCACCCGGCTAATCCGCCGCCCGTCGCTGCGCGCGTCGCGCGAATGACGGGAGCGCAAGCCATCGTTGATTCCATCTTCAAGGCGTCGAAGGTTGGAAACCAGAAAGGCGGCCACTCATTGGGCAATGCGCTGGCGCTGGCAAAGGCGGGAATGAAGCAGCAGGCCGTCCTGCACGAGCCCGACAAGGTGGCCGGTGGCCGATACAGCAACATCAGCGATGTCGGCCTGGGTCTGGTCAACAGCGACATCGGCGCCAATTGGGGCGGCGCGACGATCAAAGGTGTCGCCAAGCCCAATCGAATCGCCTGGGAGATCGAGCAAGAGGTGAAGGCCGAGATGAAGAAAAAGAAGATCAGCCAGGCCCTGTGGCGCAAGCCGAAGATGAACGTCGACCTGCATCTATAAGCGAGACCTCCGATGCCGATCACCCAAGGCCAGGCACTGAAGCAGTTCAAGAAGCAGTATCGCGCCGACCCGCCTTACAAGAAGTTCACCGAGGAGGACCGGGCGAGGCTCGGCGCGCGCGTCCCCGACATCTTTATCGAGCTTGCAAGCAAGCATGGCTGGTGCTCGTTCAATCGGCAGCTTCTCTGGCTGTGCGATCCCGACGATTGGAAAGGCGTGGCGAAACCATGGCTGCCGAGCGGCAGCGGCAACCTTCTCGCGCGGACGGCTTTTGGAGACATGGTCGTGTCCGCCGGCAAGAAAATCTGGCTGATCCTGCCCCACAGCGCCACGCGTATCCGCCTGAGCGACGATCCCAATTGGGTCGTTGGGGTCACCCTCGGCGATGCCGGATATGAGGAACTCGCCGAGCTTCCGGAACTGGTCGAGGCGGCGCGCGCGAAGGTCGGCGAACTCGATCGGCAGCAGATGTACAATTACGCCCCGGCGCTGGCGCTGGGGGGATCGGGGGAGACCTCCGAAGTCGCCAAGGACGACATGAAGGTGGCGCTCAACATCATCCGGCAGCTCGCGCCGGTCACGGCGCTGGATGACTAGCGCGCTGGCTCCGCGCGTGTCCGCCATCATGCCGACGGCGGATCGCCGCCGTTTCGTGCCGGCCGCGGTCGCGCAGTTTCTCGCGCAGGGCCGCGAGGATGCCGAGCTCGTCATCCTCGACGACGGATCCGACAAGGTCGCGGACCTGATCCCGAGCGATGCCCGCATTCGCTACTTTCGGGAGGAGGGGCGGCGGGTGCTCGGCGACAAGCGCAACCGGCTCTGCGAGCTGGCCCGGGGGCAGATCATCATACACTGGGACGACGACGATTGGCACGCTCCCGACCGGATCGAGCGGCAGCTCGCGGCGCTGGATGCAAGCGGTGCCGACCTCGTCGGGCTGGAGCGGATCGCCTTCCTTGCCGACGATGGCGGGCGCGCCTGGGACTATCGCTGGGGCGGGCGAGGGCGCTGGGTCTATGGCGCGACCATGGCCTATCGCCGCGCGCTGTGGGAGCGACGGCGCTTCGCCAGCATTCGCGCGGGCGAAGATACCCGCTTCGTGCTCGACGCGCGCGGCGCGCGGATCCAGGCCATGGCCGATACGGACTGGATGGTCGCCCGGGTGCACGGCGGCAATACCAGCCCGAAGCGGACGCGGGGCGGCTACTGGAGCGAGCGTCCTTCCGGGCCCCTGCTCGAACGGATCGCGACATGGTCGGGCCACGGCGCGCCGATCGCCGCGCCGCGCCCGCTCGCCAACGTTTATGCGCTGCTCGCGCACGAGCGGCCCGAATGCGTGGTCGATCTGGTGCGCAACCTGCGCTGGCACGATCGGGTCTCGCCGATTCTTCTCTATGACGGCAGCGCGAGCGGCGGCCTGGTCGACCCGCGCCTCCCCTGGGCTCGCTGGGGCGTGGAGGTCGTGCCCGGCTCCCGGCCGATGCGCTGGGGCGCGCTGCACGACTTCGCGCTCGACTGCATCGCACATCTGGGGGATCGCACGCACGATTGCCTGACGATCGTCGATTCCGATCAGATGATGCTCCGCAAGGACTATCCGCTCCGGCTGGCGATGGAGGGCGGCGTGCCGGGCCTGCTGTCGAGCGATCCGCGGCCGCAGGGGCGCGGCACGCGCATCCCGCCCGCCGCAACCGCGCAGGCCGAGCGGCCGCTCTGGCAGCCGTTTCTCGACCGGTTCGAGGGCGGAGATGCGGCGTTCGTGCACTGGACCTTCTGGCCCGCGACGGTGATCGGCGCCGAGTGCGGCCGCGCCGTCGCCGAGCTGTTCAAGGATGCGCAGTTGCAGGCCATCCTCGCGGCATCGCGGCTCTGGGCAACCGAGGAGATCCTGTTCCCGACGCTCGCCAAGCTGCTCGGCTTTCCGGTGCAGCAAAACCCCTGCCGCGGTGACTGGACGCAATATCGCCGACGCTGGAGCTCGCGCGACATCGACGCGGCGCGAAGCGATCCGAGCGCCTTCTGGATGCATCCGGTGCCGCGCGCGCTCGACGATCCGCTGCGGCGCCATTTGCGGGAGAGGAGCGATCACTACCGGCTTGCCGCCGCGGCGCCGCGACCGGAGCCGAAGGCGGACGAGGCCGTGCTGGCCGAGATGCGGGCGATCCCCGGCTGGCTCAGCGACGCCGAGGCGATGGCGCTGCTCGTGGCCGCGCGCGGGGCGCTGGCGCGCGAGGGCGCGGCGGGACATCTGGTGGAGATTGGCAGCCATTGCGGCAAGGCGACCTTGCTGCTCGGCCGCGCCGCGGAGGCCGCCCCGATCGAAGCTCGGGTCAGCGCCATCGACCGGTTCAACGGCGTCACCGGCAGCCGCGAGGACAAGCTGACGCGCGAGCCGGTGACGCGCGGGCGCTTCGACGGGATGCTGGCCGCGTCCGGGCTCTCGCCCTGGGTGTCGGCCCGCACCGGCGAAGCCGGCGATCTCGCGACCGGCGAGCCCGTCGACCTCCTGCTCGTCGACGGGCTGCACGATTACCCCGCGGTCGCGGCGGACTTCGCGGCCTTCGAGCCGGCGCTGACCGGGGCTGCGCGCGTCGCATTTCATGATTATGCCGACTATTTTCCGGGCGTGGTCGCCTTCGTCGACGAGCTCGTCGACGAAGGCGAGTGGGAAGTGGAAACGGTGGTCGAGAGCCTCTGCATCCTTCGGCGCACCGCGGCGGCGGCGCAGGAGGCGCGGCGGCTGGCGGCGGCGCAGGCATGACCGCGCAGGCGCTGCTGAGGCCGCTCGAGATCCTCGCCACGATGCGCCGCATTCCGGGATGGCTGGAGGACGAGGAGGCGGAGCTGCTGATCGCCGGTGCCGCCCGTGCAACGCGCGGGGAAGGCGCGCGCACCCTGGTCGAGATCGGCAGCTATCAGGGTCGCTCGACCGTCGTGCTCGGCGCGGTGCTGCGCGCCCTCTCGCCGCACTCGCGGCTTTATGCGATCGATCCGCACGATGGCGTGGTCGGCGCGGCCGACGCGCGCCTCAACCGGGGCTCGCCGACCTTCGATGCGTTCCTCGCGAACATCGAGGCCGCCGGCGTGCGCGAGCTGGTCGAGCCGGTGCGACGGCTCTCCTACGAGACCGAGCTCGACCGCCCGGTCGAGCTGCTGTTCGTCGACGGGCTCCACGACCGGCTGAACGTCGAGCGCGATTTCCGCCACTTCGAGCCCCTGCTCGAGCCGGAGGCAGTCGTGCTGTTCCACGATTATGCCGAATATTATCCCGGCGTCGTCGAGTTCGTAGACCTGCTCGTGGCGGAGGGAGGATGGCACCCCGCCGCGCAGGCCGGCTCGATGATGATGCTCGAACGCGGCTGAGCTTCCGGTCCGGCCGCGCGCCGGTCCGCACGTCATGTCGCCCGCGAATAGGCCCAGCAGCCAAAGGCATTCGCGGTCCGGCTCCGGTGCTGCTATTCCCGGCCGATGCACAGCAGACGAGCCGCCGTTCAGAGCTTCGCCGCATTGGCCGCAGGATTGGCGCTTCCGCTCGGCGGGGCCGCCGCGCAGCCGCTCGGGCGCAGGCCGCCGCGGCTGCGGCCGGGCGACACGGTCGGCCTGATCGAGCCCGCCGGCTTCACCGCCGACCAGTTCGATCTCGACCTCGTCAAGGAGTCGATCTCGGCGATGGGCCTGGTGCCCAGGCCGGCGCCGCATCTGATGGCGCGATACGGCTATCTTGCGGGCAAGGACCGGGAGCGGGCCGCCGATGTCAACGCGATGTATGCCGACAGCAGCGTGCGCGCGGTGTTCGCGGTGCGCGGCGGCTGGGGGTCGGCCCGGATCCTGCCCTATCTCGACTATCGCCTGATCCGCGCCAATCCGAAGCTGCTGATCGGCTTCAGCGACATCACGGCCCTGCACATGGCCTTTGCCGCTCGTGCCGGGTTCACGACCATCCACGGGCCCAACGCCGCCAGCTCCTGGGGGGAGCTGTCCTGGAACTCGCTGCGCAGCATCGCCTTCGCCGGCGAGACGCCGCTCTACGCCAGCCCCGCGGGGACGGAGGACCGCCTGGTCCAGCGGGTCGGGCGGACCCGCACCTTCCGGCCGGGCAGGGCGACGGGGCGGCTGCTGGGCGGAAATCTCACGGTCCTCACCGCGCTGATGGGAACGCCCTATCTGCCGGACTTCAGCGGCGCGATCCTGTTCATCGAGGATATCGACGAGGCCGAATACCGGATCGACCGGATGCTGACCCAGCTGGCGCTCGGCGGCGTGCTCGGGCGGGTGGCGGGCGTCGTGTTCGGCCAGTGCACCGACTGCCGCGCGCGGGGGCCCTCGACCGGCGGCTTCACCCTGTCGGAGGTGCTCCAGCAGCATCTGGAGCCGCTCGGCGTGCCTGCCTTCCAGGGCGCGCTGATCGGCCATGTCCCCAACCAGTTCAGCCTGCCGGTGGGGATCCGGGCCGAGATCGACGCGGCGGCGGGCACGATCCGGATCCTGGAACCCGCCGTGGTCTAGCGGAGCGGGTCCGTCCGGGCTTGTCTCGGCGGGTGGTTTCGGGCTAATCGCCAGCCCATGCGGGCGTAGCATAGTGGTAATGCTCTAGCCTTCCAAGCTAGCTAGGAGGGTTCGATTCCCTTCGCCCGCTCCACCGTTAACACGCATCGAGGCCGGCACTTCGGTGCCGGTCGCGAGCGCGATGATGGTCGCGAGGCGGCCTGTCAGCTCGATATGAAAACCGCGGCGTCCGCCGAGCGAAGTCAAGGTCACGCGGTCGATCAGGCTCCGTACGATCGGCAAAGCCGTGTGGCGCGCCTCTTCTCCGTCGGACAGCGCCGCGGCCAGGCTCTCGACCTGGCGGCGATATTCGGTGGCGATGCCGGGATGCAGGTCGATGACGCCCTGTGCCAGTTCGTCGATCCGCCGGAGCCGCTCGGCAAGCTCGTCGCGCTCCGCTTTGGCGGAGCCGAGCGCCGCGGCGATCTCCTCGATCCCGGAGAGACGCGGATCCGAGATCGCCGCGACCAGGCGCTGCACCTTGGCCGAGGCGTCGGCGTGGCGGCGCACCAGGCCGACACGGTCGCGCCGGGCGGCCGCCGATCGACGGGCGAAGTCGTGATGAAATTCGCGAACGAAAGCGGCGACGAGATCGGGATCGAGCATCTGCTGCTGCAGCCCATCGAGTACGCGCGCTTCGAGCCGGTGGGCCTTGATCCGGCCCTTGCTGCTGCAGCCGGCGCCTGCGGCCGCGCGGCCGCAGCCCCATTGGTTGCGCCCGCGCACGACCACGCGCCCGCCGCAGGCGCCGCAGAAGATCAGCCCCGAAAGGAGGTGCTTCGGCCGGCGGGCGCGCTCTGGCCGAGCGTGCGAAAGATCCTCGCGGCGCGCCTGCACGCGTTCCCATAGGTCGGCGGGCACGATCCTCAGTTCGGGCACCGGGTGCACAATCCACCCTTCCTCGGAATTGGGGCGGATCCGAGTCGCGCGCGTAAACGGGTCCGCGCGCTTGCTGGTACGGCCGTGCACCAGCTCGCCGGCATAGAGGCGGTTTCGAAGCAGGCCGTTCTGGCGCTTGCGGTCGCCGAGGATGGTCGATCGCGTCCATGCCCGCCCGCGCGGTCCGGGAATGTTGTCGGCGTTCAACCCTTCGGCGATGGCGCGGGGGCTTATGTCGCGGTCATATTCCTCGAATATGCGGCGCACGATCGTGGCCTGGTCAGGATCGATCTCGCGCAGCCCGCGCACAGGATCTCCGCGATCGTCGATGCGGTTGGCGCGCCGATAGCCATAAGCGAGGCCGCCCGGCGATCGGCCGACAGCGACGGCGCCGCGCTGGCCGCGCTTTACGCGCTCGGCGAGATCCTTGCGAAAGCGGGCGTCGAAGAGCCCTTTGATCGTGCCCGTGATATCATCGACAACGCCGTCGAGCAGGGTGAAGAGCCTGGCGCCGGCATAATCGAGGCGTTCGCGGATTGCGAATGCGTCGCCCTGGTGGCGGGCGACGCGATCGGTGCTTTCGGCGAGCAGCTGGTCGGCTTGTCCGGCCTCGATCATTGCGAGCGCCTGCGCCAGCTGCGGCCTGGCCGCCTCATCTATGCCGGCGGCCCCGCTGATGGCATCGTCGGCAAAGACCCCGATGATCGGCCAGCCTTCGCGCGCCGCGCGAGCGCGGCAGTCGGCGATCTGGTCGGCAGTCGATCGCTTATTCTGAAGCTGGCTGCTGTATCGCGCGTAAATCACCGTTCGCATTCGCGTCTCCTGAGCGACCGATCAGCCTTCCCGCTTCGATTTCGAGCGTCGCTTGATCTCGCGTGCGGCGTGCTCAACGCGCGCCAATGCCAGCAGGGTCGGTTTCAGCTCGTCGGGAGCATCGTCATAAGATTGTCCCCACCTTCCCGCCAGACGGGGTAACATGGCCCTGGGCACGAGCACCCAATTGCTCGGATCGCAATTTGTCCTGTCGCGGGTAAGGCACTTCAGCGCATGATCCGTGGGGATCGGCCCGTGCGCCCGCTCCCACAAGACGCGGTGTTTCAGCACGGGCCTGGTACGGCGGTTCGGGCAAGAAGGATAGCGAACGCCGTCCTCGATCACGATCATGACGTAGCCGTCCTTGCTTAGGGTTTCGTAGCCAGGGCCGCGATAGTTCGCCGGAAGGTGGCCCGTGGGAAACCAGCCTTTCTCCGAACCTGGCGCGACGTAGCCCTTGCGCCCCTTGTTCGGGGGTATGTTCCCCTTCTGCAGCCTGCCGTCGCGGCCGCTTTTCCAACCCTTGCGAAGGCAGAGTTGCTTTAGTGCGTCCTCGGTGACTTCGGGCCGTTCGAAGAACATGACGAAGAACTTGTGCAGCAGCTTGCGCGGCCAGTTCTTATTCTCCTCGATCCAGGCCAGCTCATCCGCCGAGTAGCGGAAGGGGCGGCCGCGGGTCATGCACCTGCCGGCGGCTCGCCGCCACCACTGGTCAGCATCGGCAGCTGCTTAAGAAAGAGGTCGCCGTGCTGCGCGACCAGTTTGGCGACGTCGAGCTGCAGCTTCATGCCGGCGACGATCTGATCCGACACGGCGACAACAGCATCGGAGCGCTTCACTTCCGCTTCGATCTGCTCGGGCGAGAGGGTTTCGTCGGTGAGCCTTTCGAGCTGGGCGAAAAGATGGTTGTTCAGGTCCGGAAGCTTGTTTTTCACGACGGTTCCTTTTCGGCAGGTTGGGACGATGTTTGCCCCGCCGCGAGCGCGGCGAAGTGTCGGGCCGCCGTCGCGCGCGCGAGCGCCTTTGCCAGCTCAACCAGCTCCGGCGGAGGAGGCGGCTTGGCGCGGATCCTCGCCGGCGCGTTCATGCGATTTCGACCAGGCCGTGCCGGTAGCGCAGAGCGACATAGTCGACGGTGGGCATGCGGCCGGCGGCGCGGTCCTCCTCGAGCCAACGCTGGAGGAGGCTGTTCGCGTCGCGCGACGCCTTGCGGCCCGTTTCGCGCGCCGCCTGGTCGCCGCGCGACCCATAGCGCGTGTAGCGGCCGGCCGCCTGTAGCGGCGCGAGCACGGCACCGCGGGTGAGCCAGCGGTTGTTGTAAGCGCGCTTGTGAGTGGTGCTGCAGAAGATCTGGTGCGGCTGCACCTTGCGCAACTCGGCGAGGCATTCCGGGCAGCGGGCGGCGACCTTGTTCACGCGGCCTGCCCCCCTTCGAAAGCGGCGGCGACGCGGCCGAGCAGCGCGGCGATCTCGGCGACGTTGGCGCGCCGCTCGGCGAGGGCCTGATTGTTCGGCCATGCGCGGCTCGCCTCCTCTCGCCTGGCGAGCGCCCGCGCGGCCGCCTCTGCGAGCGGCGTCCAAACCGGGCCGCGTTCTTCGCGGCCAAGCCTGAATTGCCCTTCGCCGATGAAAGCCGCGATCCGGCGCCAAGCCTGCAGATCATCGTCCGCCTCGCCCGGTGAGATCTCGCCGCGCTGGACCTGCGCCGGGTAGTGCTCGGCGCGCAGATCGCGCTCGATCGCGGCCGCGGCGGCGAGTTCGGGCTTGATCACCGTTCCCGTCCTGTTCCAGATGCACGGCGATGCGGAAGGGACGCGACGAATTGATCTATATGGCGCTTATGGCGCTCGACGAGATCGCCGAGACGTGCGGTAGGGCGCCTGCCCAGAAGACGTGGGCGCTGCGCTTCATTCTCGCATGGCTCTTCGAGGCGAGCGGCGCCGACCCGGATCGCAAATGGATGTTCGAGCACTTTTGGAAGGACGCCACGCGCTCCGGCGGGGAATATCTGCAGTGTGTGGCGCGCGAAACCGGCGCACAGTCCGCCTTGAACGGGATCACCCGCGCGTGCGGTTGGGAGCGCGACGTGCCCTTTCTTCACGAGATGAGCGCCAGGCGTAAGCGGAAAGGCTGACTTCATCCGGCCCACCCATCGAGGAACCGGACGCACGCGCCGAGCAGCTGATTGCGCATCTGCGCTTCGTCGCGGTCGCCGCGATCATCGCCGGTTTCCGCAAATTCGACTTCCAGAGCCATTTTAAGCGCGTCGGCGAGCAGTTCGACAAGCTCAACGTCGCCGAACGGCGCGGGCCAGTTCGGGCCTTCCTTAGCGAAGCGTATCGGCTCGGCCGTGGCGGCGCTGGCTTGCACCGCCGCTGAGAGCGCAAGGCTGGCGGATGGGCTCACGATAGCCATGCCGCAACAATCGGCCGCGCCAGCTGCGCGCCGAAATAGAAGATCGCGAAGGCCGCGACGCCGTAGCCGGCGAGGCGCGACGCTCGATCTGCTCGGCGGCGCAGCTCGACGCCGGCACCGAAGCCGAGCAGCTGGCCGTGGATATGGCGCCGGCGTGCCGGTGTGAGCGTCGGCCGCGGTGCCGGCGTGGTGGTGAAGCGCCGGCTCATGCGTGCCCCCTGCGCAGCTCTTCGAGCCGGCTTGCGCAGGCGGCGAAGAGTGCGCCGAGCTGGTGCCCGTTTGCCTCTGCGATCGCCTCTTCCGCGAAGGCGAGGCGGCCGCTCTGATCGCGCAGCTCATCGCGACGCCTCTGCCAATCCGTCGTTTCGCATTTGGCAGGGCTGGGCGGCGCCGGCGACGCCGGCGCGATCGGCGGGCTGAGCAGCTCGCGAAGGCCGGTATTCAGGAAGTCGATCAGGCCAGGCTTGTCAGTCGGCACCTCGACCTGTTGCCAGCCCAGGCCGCTCACGACAGCGGCGCTCCTCGCCTCCGCCTGAGTGCCGAGCCAAACCTGCGTGACGCCGGGGCAGGTGGCAAGGTAAAGCCTCATGCCGCCACCTTCGGAAAGAGGGCGATCAGGTTCGCGAGGGTGGCGCTGCGAATGTCGCGGAGGCGCAGGGCCTGGTAGCGCTTGCGGCGGATCCTGGCGGCGCGCGACTGGCTCGGCCGCGTCCCTTCCGAGTGCACGAACCTTTCCAGCGCTTTCAGCTCGGCGCGTTCCTCTTCGTCGAGCGGCGTGCCGTCGAGCAGCTGCTCGATCGGGACGCGCTTGTTCCCGCTGGCGGCGCCGATGCGGCCGGGAAAGGAGATCGTCGCGAAGCCCTGCTGATCGTGCTGGTGGATCCGGACGGCGTGCGTCTTACCCTCCTCGTCGAAGAGGGCGAAGCTGCCCTGTTGTGGGTAGGGTGTCGGGGGTGAGAGCATCGGGGCCTCCTGTTAATACAGGAGACGATCAATAGCCCAGACTATAGCCTAGTCAATAGTCAAAATTATAGCACGTCAGTCGGTGCTCTCGCGATATCCAGCCTCCTGGTTTCGTGCACACGCTCCCGCCATGGCAAAATCGGTGACATCAGCTTGGGTGTATCTATCGTAGCAGTTCTCAAGTGCCGTGATCATGGCGGGGACCTGCAGATAGCGGTTCCAGATTTCGATGTAGTCGCTCCGCCCGCTCTCGGCGTTGCGACCGCACGCGGCACGCATGGAGAAATCGTCCGGATAGCGCTCCCCACAATGAGCGTCGCGGCTCGATTTCGCGTAGGCATCATCGGTCTTAACCTCGACTGGCTCGGGCACTAGCGCGGCTATCGGTGAAGAGGGTGCATCGGCCGACGACCTGGTGCTTGGTGGCGTCGACACGGCACACCACGAGACAAGCCCAAGGATTGATAAGGCGACCAATGCATTTCGCGTGCGGGCAGCCCGCCCATGGCGGTCTCCCTCGGTTATCTCGGCCTCGGTAAGCTCGTGATGGCAGAAGCGACACTTGGAGGCTCCGACCAAAATCCGTTCCCGACAGGCGGGGCAAGGAAAGGTCGCCGCCATCAGATCCGTCTTCCGATCCAGATCACGCGACCGATGACATACATTTCATCATCGACCGCGTGGAACGCCTGCACGGCAGGGTTGTCAGACATTACCGAATAGCTGCCGCCCGGCAGACGGCGAACACGCTTGATCATGCCCAAGTCTCCGTAGGCGATCGCCCAGACACGATCCTGTTGACGAATATCTTTCTGCGAAGTGTCGATCAGCACGATGTCGCCGTCCAACAGCGTCGGCTGCATCGAGTCTCCTTCGCCGCGCGCCACGAAAAGGTCTTCGAACGACCCTTTCATCATCGAACGTAGCCAATCGCGCTGAAACGGCACTATACCGGTATGTTCATAGCTGTCGAAGATCGAGCCGCCGCCCATGCTGTAGCCAAGCTCCAGCTGCGGGACGAGAGCCAGGTTGAACTGCTCTGCAAACACATCCGGCGAAGGCAACGTCAAAGCATTTTCCGCCGGATCTTCGGTTTTGCCTTCGAGGTAAGCGGGTGTGGTGCCGAGCACGGTGGCAATCTTGTGCAGATGCTTCGAGCCCTGATTATCACCTCGGATCAGGGCGTTGATGGTGGGCTGCGACACGCCGACCCTTCGCGCCAGTTCCGCCTGCGACATGTCGTGCCGGTTGAGCCGGTCTAAAATGCGATCGCCCAATGTCATACAAGCAGATTATAGGCTGGCCTATAATCTTCCACGAAGGTTTGCCTATTGACGCTGCTATAGCCATAGCTATACGAATAGCTCATGAGCAAATCAGCCTTAGAGAGAGCAGTCGAGGCGGCGGGTGGACAATCTGCCTTTGCGCGCATCCATGGCGTCTCGCAGCCAACCGTATGGGCATGGATCAAGAATGGTCGACCTTTGCCAGCGGAGCTCGTGCTTCGCACGGAGAGGGAGTGCGGCATCTCGCGTCACGAGCTGCGGCCGGATATTTATCCCGTCGCTCAATCCTCGTCAGCAACTAAAGACGACGAAAATATTTGCGCGCCGGGGGAGGCTGACAGCCCTGGCCCTTTTCCGGATCCGGCGGCGACGCCGCCGCTCGCTTCCTGCCCGATCTGTTCTTCGAGCAGCCCAAGCCCGCACGGGCATTCCGGCACCATGCCGAGCCAAGCCTCTTCGACTTCGACCGTCGGCGGGAAGGCTGAAGCGGCATGAAAAACGCGCTCGCTCACGACCTGTTTGAGGATCGGGCAGCCGGCGATCGTCCCGCTTTCCTACTGCGTCTTGCCCACCTTCCGGTAAACGGCGTCGTTGACGAAGGCCATGCGGCCCTCTGCGTCGACGTTCAATCCGCGCGCGGCGCACCAGGCGACGAACTCCTCCGGGTCGATTGGAACCCGAATGGGAAGCTGCCCTTCTGCCCTGAGCTGACGCTCGGCATGTTCTGCGCGGCTCTGCCACTTGTCGAACGTGAGGGGGAGCTTCTCACGATCCTCCATGACTTCGAGGGTCCGCCGGTAATCCTGGCGGCGATACCAGGCGATCCCGCAGGCGCGAACGCCGGGGCGGAGGTTGAACACGGACAAGGGCGATCTCCGGTCGTTGCGGGCCCTGCAAGCGTAGCCGAAGACCAACTCGTGGCAAGCCGTCTCCTCGGACGGCGCGAATGAGCTGCGACCGCACGCTCTCGCTTCCGCCGCACCTGCAGGCGGGGAAGGTGGCGACGAAGGGCTTGATCCGGGCCGCCGGCGGTCAGGAGGCCGCATCCGCCGAGACGCACAAGTCGCAGCCGCGACTTTCGAGCTACGGCGCGACAAACACGCCCGATTTCATTCCGATCAACGACGTGGCGGCGCTCGAAGCGGTCACGCACGGCACGCCGGGGCACCCGCATGTCACGCGCTGGCTCGCGCGAGAAGCGGGGTTCGCGCTGGTGAAACTGCCCACGGCTCCGGTGGGCTTCACTGATTTTCATCGCGCGATCGGCGCCGTCTCCCGAGAAGTCGGCGAGGCGGTCGAGCTGGTCTGCGACGCGCTTGGCGACGACAACCAGGTGACGAAGCGGGAAGTGCGCGAGAAGAAGATCGTCGAGAATATCGACGACGCCATCGAGCGCCTGATCGCGCTGCGCGGCCTCGCGCTCGATGCTCCGGAGACGATCTGATGGCAGAGCCTCCCCGCTGCACCTTCACCGTCGAGCCGCGCCGGACTCCCTCGATCGAGATCCGCGCCGCGATCGCGGATCGCGCGGCGGCGGCGCTGCTGAGCGGTGGTCGTGAATGTTCCGCCGGCTTCGAGCGCGATCGCGCCGGGCGCCTGGTGGTGGTCGAGTTGGAACCGGTGAGACAGCCGGGAAGCGGGTGCCCGCCAAAGTCATACTTTGGCGGGGTCCGGAGTGCGGGAGAGTGAGGCGTGCAAGCGGGTACAAGCGCGAAGGATGGACGGATCGAGCAGTGCTGGACGCTCACCAGGGACGCCGTTGACGATTTTCTGCGCACCGCGAAGGCCGGCGACCGCCTCGTCTATGCGTCGGGCTCGCACCTGCTGCAGACGGACGGCGTAAAGGCGATCAAGCGTGCCGCCGATCTCAATCAGCTGGTGCTCAATTTCCGGCGAAAGTCGGCGACCGTCGGCGAATGGATCGCGACGCGCAAAAGGCCCGCCGCGGCCGAGCCGGCTCCGGCGCCGCGGCGGCCGATCGCGCCGCAGCTCGACTTCGACGAAGGGGCGCAGCTCATGGCGCTCCTGTGCAACCTGGCGCGCAACCGGCGGCCGTGCGGCACGAACCGCGAGATCGGCGATATGCTCGGCGGGATCGCGCCGGAGCGGGTTTCCTATCTGCTGCGAAGGCAGGTCGCCGCGGAGGCGATCGCCGTCGAGCAGCTCGCCGGCGGCGTCCGCGTGGTGAGCATCCGTGCGAGCGGTCTGTCGACCGCGCGCCCGGAGCGTCCGGGGGACGCTTCGGGCGAGGAGGGCCAGGCTTGCGGCCTGACGACGGCGAGGCCGGAGCAATGAAGGGGACCTGTCACCGCGGCCATAAGAGGGCAGCGGGCCTCGCCTTTGCCCGCGCCTGGCGCGAGGAGAATCGGGCGCGCTTCGACGAAATGGATCGGCAAGGTCTGTTCTCCGACAGTTGGGCTCGCTGCCCTATCGGCGTCTCCGCGCCCGAATGGCCGCTTTCGCCCCAAAGGATCAATTTGGAGCGCTCAAGATGACCCGCTATCCGCAGCCGGGCGAGGTCCCGCACTGGTTTCTGCCGCCGGCGCCGCCGGCGCGGATTCGCTGCCAGGGCTGTTCGGCCGAGACACTGGCGCCGCCCGACGAGGCTCCGGAGGGCTGGGCGGGCACTTATGCGCTCGGCGCGCACGGCGCGGGCTGGCGCTTCACCTGCGCCACCTGCAGCCTTCACTTTGGCGGCCCGGTGGTCGGTCACGTTCGGCCGGGCGCCGATCGACCGATCGTGGTCGTTTCGCACGAAGGTGGCTTCGACGCGACGATCGCCGAGGCGCGGATCCTGCACGCTGCGCTCGGCGGCGCTCTGGCGATCGCCGGCCGCGGCGATGGGAACAAGCCATGACTTCGCCGGATCGCGTGCCCCCGAACGCGCCCGGCGGCGCCGGAGCGCCTGCAAGCGCTTCGGCGCAACCTTGCTGGCCGGAGCGCCATATCGCCCGGCGCAACGCCGCCAAGCACCATTTGGAAGCGTGCGGGTTCTGGGTCGGCCGCGCCGATCCCGACCCCGCCGCCACGGCGCTGACGAAGTGGCAGGTTTCGGGCGTGGCCGGCCACTTCGTCGATGGCGAGCTGGTCGCCTTCGCCCGGCAATATGGCTTCGAAGGGGGCGAGGCGTGAAGATCGGCGGCTATGCGGCAATCTTCGATCACGTCGATCGCGGCGGCGACGTCGTGCGGCCGGGCGCGTTCGACCGGACCTTGCGGCTTCGGAGCGCGGGCGCCGTGCCGCTGCTGTGGCAGCACGCGATGGCGCGGCCGATCGGCGGGATCGACGCACTCGCGGTGGATGGGCGGGGCCTGCACATGCGCGGCACGTTGCGCGATCCTGTCGCGGCCATGCTGGTGCGCGCCGGAAAGATCACGGGCCTGAGTTTTGGCTATCGCCCCCGCAAGGTTCGGATGGGCGAGGCCTGGCGACAGCTGATCGAACTCGACCTGGTCGAAATCTCGATCGTCATGGACCCGATGCAGCCACAGGCGCGGGTCGCGCCAATCAATGGCGGCGCCCCCGACGCGCTACAGGTCCGACACGCGGATCATGATCGGGCCGGGCTCGCCGGCGGCGGCGCGCCGCTCGGCGATGACGAGGATCTGATCGAGGCGGTTGCGCACGAAGCTTTCGCGCTGCCGCGCGTCCATGCGCCCGGCGCTTTCGGGCGGGAGTCCGAGATAATCCTCGATCGTCTCGCGGCTGATCACGATCCAGCGTTTCGGCGCGCGGCGGCCGCCCACGTTGCCAAGCGGCACGTGCACGTGAACGTCATCGCCCTGCGGAAAAACGAGCGGCGCTGCCATGGCGCTGCCTTACCACCTCTCGAGATCCGCAACGTAGAAGAGGGGAGGATCGGTTCGATAAGTACGGCCGATGACCTTGTATTGCACGCCGAGTTCAAGGTCCCAAAATCTTCTCCGATCCAGCTCCAGGCGCAGCGTTGGCATGGCCGGATCGTCCGTCGCGATGCTCAGCACGCCCAAATCGCGGGTGATTACGCCCACGAGCGTTTCCAAAGTCGAACCGAGGTCGTTGGCCCACTTGTCGAACGCAACTCGGGACTGGAGGTAATCGGACGCGGGGTCGGTGCCTCTTGCCGCCCGCAGGGCCATCGCAACGGCAGCCTGGATGTGGATCCGACTTTCGTTCGAGCCCTGGACGTAGATATCGATCCGTTCGATGCGGCCATGGTCGACCGGAGCGGCGAGTGCCTCCACCGCACGGGTGGCCGCAGACGGGGGCGGGCGACTGCTGCTCCTCAGCAAGATCTCGATCGTATCTCTGATGTTCTGGACGAAGCCGCCGAGAATAGCGCGGTGGTCAAGGAGCTTGTCAGCGACCTCGAAAAGCGTGGCCAGCGTCGCAAAGAGGCTGCCGCTGCGAACATTGTGGATGGTCAAGTGACCGGTCATGCCGCGCTCACGGCAATAGACGGCAAAGGCCTCACTAATGCGGGCGAGAATCTCGCCGGTATCGAAGGCGGACACAGGTTGCCAACTTCGGACTTCGATTTCGAGAAATGGATCGCTCATGAGTCGATGCTGGCGCACCCCGCGCTCGGGGGCAAGCCGTGACGGCCAGTGTGTTCGCCGAAATCGCGTTCGCAATCGGCTGCGCGGCGCGTGCGGCCGAGATCCAGGAGGCGATCGTCGGCGAAACGATTGAGGCGCTCAAAGCCGCCCGGATCGAGCAGATCGGGAAGCACGGGCACGACGCCGAGCATGACGCCATGCTGCCGATCGATCAGCTGCCGCGGCTCGCGCAGGGTCGGATCGTGCACGCGCTCGATCAGATCCAGGCATTCGCCGGCGCCCGCAACCTGCCTGCAGCTCGCCTCAATCTGCTGCGCGGCGCGGCGATCCTGCTCGCGGCCGTCGATCGCCTGGCGCCCGTGATTGCCGCCGGCATGGGAAGCGAAGGGGAAGAGCATTGAGCCAAGATCGAAACATCACGGTCGGCAAGAGCTGGCCGAGGCCGGCTACGCCGTGCGCGCTGGCGCCGAATTGGGAAGGCGAGTTCCGCGACTTCGACGATTGGGTCAGCTTCGCATCGAAGCGGCTCACAGTGGCGAGCGACAGCAACGGTGCCGATCTGTCGGCGATCTGCGTCGATGCCCTCGGCCGCCGCTGTCATAACGGCCGCGACTTCGCGCGGGCCCGCGATGAAGGCGCCTTTCCGGTGCGCTATTTCTTCGAGTGCCGCCAGCCGGCGATCGAGCCCGACGGCCTGGCGCAGCTGCGCGATGCGATCCCCAAGTTGGACCAGGCGCTCGGCGAGATGGTCGATGATCACACGACAAGCGCGAACCATCACCCGGCGCACGTGCTGGTGCCCGTCGCGGCCTTCGAGACCGTCAAAGACTTTGTGCAGCTGGCGCGGCGCATAAAGCAGCAGGCCGAAAGTATCGGCGAGCTGCCCCCGGTCGACGGCGGGCCAACGGCGGGCCTGGCGCCAGGCTATGCGATCGATGCCGCCGGTTGCCCGGTGCACGTCGGCCGCGACGGCGGCGCGTTGTGAGCGCCGTCAAGGTGGGCCGGCTGGTCGAATATTTTCGCGGCGAGGGTGCCCGCTTCGGCAACGAAGGCGATCTGCAGGGCTGGTCGACCGAGGAAACAGCTGTGCGCTTCCTGCGCTCCTATCGCGAACTGCTCGACCAGGCCCCGCGGCCGATCGGCGCCGAGCTGCCGTGGCGGTGCTTTCATTGCGAGGAAGTTTTCGACACGCGCGCCAAGGCGGCCGAGCACTTCGGCACGGGCAATTACAAGAACGAGCAGCCCGTTTGTATCGAAGCGGCGACAACCGAGCTCAAAATGCTGGTGATCACAAATCGCGAGCTTTGGGAGCGGCTGCGGTCGGTCGAGCAGGATCTAGAGCAGGCCGAATTCGAGCGGGACAACTTCGCCTATGCCGCGCGCAAGCTCACGGGCAAGCCGAGCGCCACGGCTCACGATCTGTCGAGCTGGAAGGAGACGGCGGACGGGCGGGTGCTCGCCGCGGAGGCCGCGATCGACGCCGCACCGGCGTGGCTGGCCGCCTGGCTGCGCCGGCGTGCCGAGCGGATCTGGCGGCGGGCGCCGGCGGCCGCGACACGCGCGCAGCTGCGACAGATACTGCAGCGCTGGCAGGCCTGGTGCGCCGACGGCGAGCTGCGCGGCCAGCACGTTTTCGCAAGCGAGGGGGCGATCGCGCTTCGCGCTGTCACGGCCGAAGCGCTGGCGCCGACGGCCTCTCGGGCGCCCAGATCCTGCAAATCGCTCCTAGACTCATTTGGGGCGGGCCGTCTTAGACGGCCTTCGGCAAAGGGCTGACAAGTGCCGGATCAGCTGAGCTTCCTGCCGGTGCCGCTGCGCGAGGCCTTCGCCCGTGCGATCTATGCCAAGCGGCCTTTTTGCCAGGCCTCCACCGTCGGCGTGCTCGATGGGCTCGGCGGGGTGACGGTCATCGCTTGGGATAATGCGCCGGCCTTCTACCAGGATCAGTGCTTCGAGCTGGCCGACGCCGTGCTCGCGGAGATCTTCCTGCGCCAGCAGCAAGGCGAGCAGCTGCCCGTGCAAGTCGAAAGGGCGGCATGACGGTTTACGTCGACCAGGCGCGCAATCGGCTCGGCCGCATGATCTGCTGCCATATGGTCGCGGACACGCTCCAAGAGCTGCACGCGATGGCGGCCGCGATCGGGATGCGGCGCGCCTGGTTTCAGCCGGCCAGCTTCCCGCACTACGACGTGAGCTTAGAGCGCCGAGCCCGTGCGATCGCCGCCGGCGCCGTCGAGATCGATCGTCGCCAACTGGCGCGCTTCATGCGCGAGAAGAGGCGCGCATGACGGCGCGGGGCGGGCCGGTAGCGTTGCGATCGGCGCGGGAGATCCTGGCCGATCAGTATGACGCCGAGGGACGGCGATCGACGGCCGCGGCCGTTCGGCGGGGCGGCAACCCGTCGGAAAGCGTGCTGCGCTCGCTGCGGGCGATCGAGATCGCGCAGCGGGAAGCCATCGCGACACGTGCGCAGCTGGCCGTCAAGCCAGGCAAAGCGCCTCGACGCGAGCAGCGAAGCTAATGGCAGGGGCAGGGGGGCAGGGCCGCGGCAGTGATGCTTCCGCGGGCGTTGGGGCGCCGGCGCAGCTTTTGGCGCGTCTTAAGCTCGGCGTTCCGACGAAGCCCGACGGTTCGATCGATTGGCCGGCGCCGGATCCGTCGAGCCCGTTTTTTGTGCAGGCGCCGTGCCTGGTGAGCTTTTCGGGCGGCCGCACGTCGGCGCTTATGCTCTTCCTGATCTTGTGGGCGCACGGCGGCGAGCTGCCGCCTGGCGTTTTCGTTTGTTTCGCCAATACGGGCAAAGAGCGCGAGGAAACGCTGCGGTTCCTCTATGAGTGTGGCCTCCGCTGGGGCGTTCGGATCCGCATAGTCGAATGGCGCCGCCCGGACGCGGCGAAGGGCAAGAGGCTTCCCCCTGATCAGCGCTTCGAGGAAGTCGGTTTCAATAGTGCTGCCCGCAATGGTGAGCCGTTTGTCGCTCTAATCGAAAATCGCGGCTTTCTCCCCAATGTCGCAACCCGCTTTTGCACGTCGGACCTGAAGATCAACACATTGGACGCCTTTATGAGGGCGCAGGGTTTCGACCGCTGGTCTAACGCTGTCGGGCTGCGCGCCGATGAAATGCACAGGGTGTTTAAGCAAGTCGAGCGGAACAAGGCTGCGCGCCGGTCGACGGCGATCATGCCGCTCGCAGTGGCGGGCATCACTAAGCAAGACGTGATGGCCTTCTGGGCTCGGCAGCCGTTCAACCTGCAGCTACGCGGCTACGAAGGGAATTGCGACCTTTGCTTTTTGAAAGGCGAGCGGATCCTCCGGCGGCTCGTCCGCGACAACCCCGGAATGGCGGGCTGGTGGAAAGAGCAGGAAGGGCAGCGCGCCGGCGCCACTCGCGATCCAGCGATGGCGAATTTCTCGCGCCGCTACACTTACGCCGGGTTGGAGGCTGAAGTCGGCGCGAGTGCGCTGCTCGATCTCGATTTGATGAGCGAAGATGAAGAGTTCGATGCCGAATGCGGGTTGACGTGTGGCGGTGATGATAGCCCGATCTCTTTCGACGCCGCGGCCGCGGTCGACCGCATGTTGGCCGATGTCGAGCTAAGGCGCGCGGCCGAGGATTGGCAAAGCCGGCAAGGCGGGCTCGATCTGTGACGGCTCAAAGCGCAAACCCGTTCCTTGACGCGGCGCTCGGCTATGCGGCGCGGGGCTGGCCTGTCTTTCCCTGCAGCCCGAGGCAGAAGGCGCCGCTGCTGCCGTGCGACAAGGATGCCGAGGGGCGCGAGATCCGCGGCACGGGCGGCGTGTCGAAGGCCTCGACGGATCCGGAGCAGATCGCGGCCTGGTGGAAGCGCTGGCCGAAAGCCCTGGTCGGCCTGGCGACGGGGCACCCGACGATCGATGCCGACGGCCGCCGGCTCTTCGTGGTCGATTTCGATCCGCGCGAAGACGGCGACACGGGCGAAGTGTGGACGCTCGAAAGGCTCAAAGGCGAGCTGGAAGAGCAGCAAGGGTGCCCGTTCCCGTCAACGTTAACGGCCATGACGCCTTCGGACGGCGTGCACGCTTACCTGCTGCAGCCCGACGAAGGCGATCCGATCACGAACCGGGGCAACCTGCCCGAGCACGTCGACGTGCGCGGCCTCGGCGGCTACGTGATCGCGCCGCCGTCGGTAATGGGGCCGAGCGCGATCAAGGGGCAGGCCGGGCTCCGCTATCGCTGGCTGCATGGCGAGGCCGATCGGCCGCTCGCCGACGCGCCGGCGCAGCTGATCGAGATCCTGCGATCGAGGCCGAAGGCAAAGGCCGGCGCCAGTACCGGCGACGATCGCCGGCGGCCGAGCAGCGCGGCGCCGATCGGCGCCGAGGAAGCCGTGCGCAAATATGCCCTGGCGGCCCTCGATGGCGAGTGCAGGGCGATCCGCGGCGCCGGATCCGGCGTGCGCAATGCGCAACTTAACGAAAGCGCGCTCAAGGTTGCGAGCCTGGTCGTTGCAGGCGCCATCGACAGCACGATCGCGCGCAGCTCGATCGAGGCGGCCGCACGCGACAATCCGGGCCGCGACGACGATCGACAGCTCGCCGCGACGATCGAAAGCGGGTGGACAGCCGGGCTAAATAGCCCTCGCGATCTCTCTGAGATCGCGGCCGCTGCCCGTGCTCGCGCCGAGCGCGGGCATTCTCGATCCTTCCAACCTTCCGGCGATCGGCCGAGCCGCGGGGCGCCGCCGCGGCCGCCCGCGCCTGGCCGCCCTGCCGCACCCGCACCCGTCTCGCCGGCGGAAAATTCCAAACCCTTCCGAAACGGAAGGCTGGAAAGCTTATCATTGGGGAGCAAGGCGGGGGCGGCGCGGCTGAGGCGGCTTGCCGAGAAGTGGCTCGACCGCCGGATCGAGGCGGCACCCGAGACGGAACGCGAGATCACGGCGCTGGCATGGGGCGTCGGCCGACGGGTGGCTGCGCAGCTGCTCGACGAACATGCCGCCCGCGAGCGGATATGGCCTCTGGTCGAGAAGTGCGCCGGCCTCGCCTTCGAGACGGTCGACCAGGCGATCGACGACGGCTTTAATCGCGGCTTCGATCCGGCGCCGCTGCAGCTCGACGCCGATTGCGCGGGCTTTCCCATGACGGACAAGGGCAACGCGCAGCGGTTCCGGGCGCGCTATGGACACGATTTCCGCTTTACGACGGCGAAGGGCTGGCTCGGATGGGATGGCCGGCGCTGGGCCGTGCTCGACCAGGATCCGCAGAACGCCCCCGCGGAGATCATGGCGGCTGTTTTCGACACCGTTGACGCAATCCAGCGCGAGGCGCGCCTGGTGCGCGACACGGGCCTGCAGCACGATGAAAACGAGCACGGGCTCGATCGCGCGATACCGAAGGGCAAGGGAGTCGTGCTGCTATCCGATATGATCGCCGCCTGGGGGCGCGCCTCGGAAAGCTCCGGACGGCTCGGCTGCATCGCGAACCTGGCGAAGCGCTGGTTGACCATGCCGATCGAGAAATTCGACTGCGAGGCGCTGGCGATCAACGTCCTGAACGGCACGCTTCGCTTCCGACGCGAGCAGCTCGGCGACGGCACGGTAACGGCCTCCCTCACGCTCGACGCGCATAGGCGCGAAGATCTGTCGACGAAGCTGGCGCCCGTCGAATATGATCCCAAGGCCGAGTGCCCCCTTTACGACCGGCAGCTCGCATGGGCGCAACCCGACGAAAAGGTGCGGCGCTATCTGCACCAGGTCGGCGGCTACGGCATGACGGGCGACACGACGGCGCACGCGCTCTGGTTCTGGTATGGCCGAGGCCGCAACGGCAAGTCGACGACCATCGACACCTGGTGCTATTTCGCCGGCGACTATAGCGGCACGACTTTGATCGAGACGTTTCTCGACCAAGGCATCAAGAAGCGCGGCGACCAGGCCTCGCCAGATCTGGCGCGGCTCGGCGGCGTGCGGATGCTACGCGCATCGGAACCCGAGCGCGGCGCCAAGCTGAATGCGGCGCTGATCAAGTTCGTGACGGGCGGCGAGCCCGTGCCGGTGCGGGCGCTTCACCGCGGCTTTTTCGACCTGTTGCCCCGCTTCAAGCTCATCATCTCCGGCAACTCGAAACCGGACATCCCCGACACGGACGAAGGCATCTGGTCGCGAATGAAGCTGGTTCCCTGGCAGCGCCATATCGAGAAGCCCGAAGAGGATCCGCTGCGCGACCGCTTCCCGGTGCCCGAGGGCCAGTGGCCGAAAAAGGATCTGCAGCTGGTCGACAAGATGAAGGCGGCCGAGGGATCGGGCGTGCTCAACCGGCTGATCGGCGGGCTCATGGACTGGCTCGCGAACGGCCTGGTCGAGCCGGAAGCGGTGAAGCTGGCGACCCAAGAATATCGCGACCAGACGGATCCGCTGGCGCGGTTCCTGCGCCTCTGCACGGTAGCGGATCCGGCGAGCCGCATCCAATCCTCGAAGCTGCACGAAGTCTTTGCCGCCTGGTGCAAGGCCGCCGGCGAGCGCGAGTGGACGAACAAGGGGCTCGCGAAGGCGATGGCCGACAAGGGCTTTGCTAAGGCGCGAAGCGACGGGATGCAGTGGCTCGGCCTGCGCCTGGTGCGCCAGGCATCCGACTTCGTCGATCACGAAGGCAATGTGCGCGAGTCGCTGCCCGACTTCGAGGCGCTCGCGGCCAGGGAGGAAGCGGCGCGCTCGGCCGAGGCCCGCGGCGACGTCGACCAGCCCCGCACCCCCGACACTGAGGATCGCGAGCGATGGGATGTGCCCTGATCCTTCCGGGTCGGAAGGATGCCGGAAGGATCGCGGAAGTCGGAAACGGCGGAATTCCGCGCGCTTGGAAGGTTTGGAAGGATCGCCGTGAAGAAGTCTGCGAGTGGGTGCGTGCGCGCAGGCGCACGAATGCAATCCACCTTCAAGCTTCCAATCCTTCCGATCCTTCCGAGTGAATGAAGAAAAGGTCTAGTATCAATGAGTTCTGACTTCTCAAATGCCGGAAGGTTGAAAGCCGAGGCTTCCAAGGCCGGAAGCTTTCTTACGTTCGAGGACGTACAGGAGGAAATGATCGCCGCGCTACAGGGCTGGCGGCGGATGCCCGATCGGGAGCGCAACTGGCTCCGGAGCCGGGCGCACTGGCCGGAGATACTTCGGCATACCTATTTCGGCGACTATTCGGACGAAGAGCAGCCGGAGCCGCGGCCGCTGCCGCTCACCCGCGCGCAGGTGAAGCGGATGAATGAGGTCAGCGAATGGCTGCGCTTCGCGCCCGAAGCCGATCGGCAGCTGGTGGTGCTCGCCCTGGCGCAGCTCGCGGCGGGTCGCAAGCGGGTGAGCTGGACGCGAGTGAGGCGGAAAATGAACGCCGAAGTGGGCACGCGCGCGCTCGGCCAGCGCTTCACAAGGGCGATTTCCTCGATAGCAAAGGGCGTGAACGCCGCAGAAAAGCTGGCCTAGAGGCTGTCAAGCCCTAGAATGTGCGGCGAATGAGATTTTGTCTGTTCGGCTCTAGGGCAAAATGGGCCTATCCATTGCTAAGTTCGGCGGACGTTATGCAAGCCATCTTCGCCCCTTCGATCGCAACGCTTCAGCCCGGCCAGGCCGAACGGTTCGGCCTGTTCTTGGGCGGCTTGGCATGGCGCTTGCCCCGGTTCGGCCTGTCGAGGGCTTTTGGGTCCTTCCTGGCGCTCCGGACGTATGCGGGGGCCAAAGGCGCGGCATTCGCGAGAGTGCCGAATTTTTTGAAACTCTCTTGTTTTTCTTTCGGTTTCGGAACGGCGACGGTGCGGTTCGGCTGTCCCGCTTTCGGCCGAGCTGCTGACCAGGCGCCGGCGGCCGTCAGCGGCACGCCCCCAACTCGACGCCGCCAGCGGGTGCCTCACAGATCGGCCGCGCCCGTGAGGCCGGCTTTCTTCGTCGCGTTCGTCGGCAGCTACGCCGATCCTGATCGAGGCGGTCTTTCCGGGCCGTATCCAGATCGGGCGGCCGCTGTCGCTTGGATCGAGCTGCTGCGCATGATCGCCAGGACCGGGCTGCATCAGCTCGATCCGCCCGTGCCGCTGTATCTGATCCGGGCGATCGCCAGGTCGAGCAGCGGATCCTTCCGGTCGGAAGCTTTGGCTGGAAAGCTAGACAACGTGGCGGGTGCGGGGCGGCGGAAATGAGGGCGTGCCTTTGCTACTGGCACAACGCCTTCGGCAAGGCCGGGCGGGTTGATCGCGTCGAAGTGCGGCACGGTGCGTTGACGCTCGGCGGCTGCGGTTGGATTAAGAGTAATTCGCGCGTGGTTAGCTTCGACCGCGGTTGGGTCGATCAGGCACTCGAGTTCAGCGGCCACGCTAACGAAGATGCGAGTGGCCGCTCGCGCGCGGCAAGGGAGTGCCCGTTTTGAGGGGCAATCTGGCGGATCTGGCGGCGACGGGGCTTGCCTCGGAACCGACGCTTCGCAAGTGGATTGCGGCCGAGCCCGATCAGCCGTGGATTATCAAGCGCGGCTCTAACGGCGACGCTTACGAGATCGATCTCGCCGGCGCCGTCGAGGCTTGGAAGGCGCAGCAGGAACGCGCAACGGCTGCAGCTCGCGATCGCGCGCAGCAGCTCCGGCAGCTCGGCCTCGATCTTGGCGTCGGTGGGCAGGCCGCCGACGAAGAGGGCGGCTTCACCTTCTCGATCGCCGAGCGGAAGCAGCTGGTCGAGGAAGAATATGTGGCGATGAAGCTCGCCGAGAAGCGCGGCGAGCTGGTGCGATATGCGGACATAGCCCACGAATTCGGGGAGTTGCTGGTGCTCTTTCGCCAGCGCGGCGAGACGTTCGCCGCCCGATTGGCGAAGCGGGTCGATCTTACACGCGAGCAGCTTGCCGCGATCGATCGCCAGGTCGCGGCCGATCAGGCGTTTCTAGCGCAGGCTTTGGAGAAGTGGGGAAGTGGCGACACGGGCAACCTTGCCGCCGCCGCGGTGGACGATCCCGCCGCTTAGGACGGCGCAAGATCTGATCCGCGGGCAAGCGCACTTGCTGGCGCCGAAGTCTAGGCGGCGGGTAAGCCAGTGGGCCGCGGACGAACAAGGCTTCGATCCGGACGTGCTACCGTGGCAAGCCGAGATCATGGATCGGCTTGGCGATCCGGACGTCGGCGAAGTCGGGATGATGGGGCCGAGCCAGGCCGGCAAGTCCACGATCGGACTGGCCTGGCTCGGCCAAACGATCGACGAAGATCCGGCCGAGTTCCTGATCTCGCAACCGTCGCAAAATCTGTCGCAGACGTTCGTGGTTACGCGCGTCGAGCCGATGATCGAGGCGACGCCGGCGGTGAAGCGCAAGCTGTCGCCGGCGGCGAACGCGAACAACATCTTCCTGAAGCAATTTCGGGGAATGATGCTGGCGACTGTCTGGCCCGTGGCGGCGCAGTTCACGCAACGGCCGATCCGGTTCGGTTGGCTCGACGACTACGACCAGTTTCCCGACGATATTGACGGGCAGGGATCGGGAATTGCCCTGCTCGACGGGCGGCAAACGAGCTTCGAGGGCCGCGACCGCAAGCTGATCTCTTCGTCGCCGGCACGCGACGACGGCAGTGGGATCGAGGCCTTCTGCGCTTCGGGAAGCGACGAACGGCTGCAGCCGCGGTGCCCGCATTGCGAAGAGCGGATCGAGCTGGATCTGCTGCGCGATTTGCAATTCGCGGGCAAGCCGCGCGACGGCGAGCGCGGCGCCAGCCCGGCGACGGCCGACGACGCCGCGGCCTCGGCGCACGTGGTTTGCCCGGCAAGCGGGTGCATATTGGAGCCGAGCGATCGGCGCCGGCTGCTCGATAGCCTGGCCGATTTGCCCGCGCGGGGCTTCGTGCCGGCAAACCCGCTGGCATCGCGGCGCCGCTCGACGTTCCGGATCGACGGGCTGCTCGCGCTCACCAGCTGGCCGAAGCTGGCACGGCTGTGGCGCGAAGCGCTGATCGCCTGGGAAACGCGCCAGGACGAAACCGGGCTGCGGACGTTCGTGAACACGAAGGCGGGCGTGAATTATCGGGCGAAGGCATCGGGCGAAAAGCCGCTCGACGCCGAGGCTTTGAAGCTTCGCCGTGAGCTAGACTTTTACCTCGGCACGGTGCCGATCGGCGTCAAGGTGCTGGTTACGCTGGTCGACGTGCAGAGCAACCGGGTCGAGCTAGCGACGGTGGGTTATGGCGACGGCCTCGAAAGCTGGCTTATCGATCGCCATTCGATCGACGTTCTAGACGACGGGCTTACTCAGCTCGCGCCGTTCACGCACCCCGAGCATTCGGCGGTGCTGCTGCCGCTTTTCAACAAGCGCTATCCGCTCGCGGACGGCGTGCGATCGGCCGAGCAGCTGCGGCGCATTGCCGACTGGCCTACGGCGCCGGTGCTCACGGTCGCGCTCGACATTGGCGGCGGCGGCGACAAGGAGAAGGGCGCGGCGGAATTTGCAAAAGCCTTCTGGAACGCCGCGCGAGCGCTCGGCATTCCGCCGGCGCGGATCACGCTGGTGAAGGGCGGCAATCGGCCGACGGCGGATCTCATGCCGCGGGCGAAGTTTGCGGATCAGAAGCGCAGGGGCGGCGCCAAGCGCAGCTCGGCGCAGCTGTGGCTGCCGAACGTGCACGCGATCAAACACACGATCGACGCGCGGTTGCGGCGGCTCGATCCGGGGCCGGGCTATATCCACCTGCCCGGCGGGAAGATCGGCGGGCGGCCGCTAAGGCCCGGCGAAAGTGAGGCAGGGGCGCACCGGCTGCTCGATCAGCATGTCGAAGAGATCGCGGCTGAAGAGTTGCAGAAGGGCAAGTGGGTAAAACGGCAAACCAGAAACGAGACCTGGGATCTGCTGGTTTACAGTTACGCCGCGATCCTGCGGCCGCCCTTCGCGCAGTCGCGAACGCATATGCGTTGGGTGCCCGCGGCGTTCCGGGTGCCCGACCATCCGATCGCGTCGCCGCTGCCTCCGGCCGAGGGCGACGCGCCGAGGCCTGCAGCTGCGCCGGCCTCGAAGCCGGTCCTGGCGGCGGCGGCTACGCCCGTGCCGCAACGGGCTGCAGCTGCCGTCAAACCGCGCCCTGGCGCGCAAAAGAATTGGCTCGTCCCGCGCCGGGGCGGGAACTGGCTCAAACCTCGAAGGTAACAGGATGGCTTGGACGCAAGCGGATCTCGATCGGGTCGACGCGGCAATCGCGAACGGCAACGTCAAGAGCGTCACCTATGCCGACGGCCGAGCCGTCCAGTATGAAAGCCGGGCCGAGCTGCTCGCGGTGCGTCGCGAGATCCGGGCCGAGCTGCTGGCCTCGGCGAGCCAGGCGCGGCCGTTCCGCCGTGCAACGGTCGCGCGGTATCGCCGCCCGTGAGCGTGCTCGACAAAGCGATCGCGATCGCCTCGCCGCGATGGGCGGCGAAGCGCCAGGCGTCACGCCTGCAGCTGCAGCAGCTCGAAGCCGTCGGCCAGGCGGCGCGCCGCTCAAACGATCGGCGCACGCGCCGACGCGGCGACGACTGGCGGATCAACGACACGTCGCTACGCCGTTACGAAGCGCAGCAAGGCAAACCGATCTCGCGCGTCGATCGCCAGCGGATCCGCGAGATCTTCGAAACCAATCCCTTCGCGGTGAAGGCGAAGGCCTCGCTCCTGAACAACCTGGTCGGCTACGGCATAACGGGCACGGTCAAGGGGCCGAAGGCGCTGCAGAAGGCATGGACCGACTGGATCCGGGTTTGCGACTTCGACGGCGTGCTCGATCTCTACGGGCTGCAGGCGCTGATCGCCGAGATCTGGCTCGACGACGGCGAGGCCTTCATTGTCAAGCGGATCGTGCCCGGCGCGGCCGTGCACCCGCTGCGATTGCAGGTGCTCGACGCCGATCAGCTCGACGTAACGGCCGTGCTTGGGAATTCGCGGATCCGCGACGGGATCGAGTATGGCGAAGGCGGCAAGCCGGTCGCCTATCACTTCAAGCGCAGCCGCGAGATCGACCAGTTCGGCGATCCGGTGCGCGTTCCCGCCGATCAGGTTATCCACCTGTTTCACCGTCGGCGCGCCGGGCAATGGCGCGGCCGCCCGCACTTCGAGCCGGTGCTCGACGCGCTCGCCGACGTCGACGACTTCATCGAGGCCGAGGGGATCCGCAAAAAGATCGAGAGCTGTTTCGTCGGCTTTCGATCGGTAACGAATGAAGAGATGGCCGGCGGCGGCGATGGCAGCATGGGGCAGATCGAGCCGGGCCTGCAGCCGCTCGACGGCGACGGCTTTCCGCTCGAAACCTTCTCGCCCGGCATGATCATCAACGGCCGCGACGGTGAAAGCATGACGTTCGGCGAGCCTAAGGCCGCCGGCGGCTTCGCCGAATTCATGCGGTGGGGGGCGCTCCGGATCGCCGCCGGCGGTCAAACGACTTATGAGCGCGCGACGGGCGATCTTTCGAACGTCAACTATTCGAGCTTTCGCGCCGGCGATCTCGAATTCCAGCGCTTCATCGGGCGCGTGCAATGGCTGATGTTCATTCCCCGGCTGCTGGTCGATATCGAGCGGGCCTTTCTGGAAGCCGCGCAACTGATCGGCCTGGTGTCGCCGAGCCGCTCCGCGCCGGTTTTCAAGTGGACGCCGCCCCCCTTCGGTTCGGTCGATCCCAAGAAAGACGCCGACGCGCGCAAAGCTGAGATGGCGATGGGCGCCGAGAGCCTGCGCAACGTAGTCGCGGAACGCGGTTACGATCTCGACGAGCTTAGCGATGAGATCGCGGCCGACCTAAAGATGCTGGAAGGAAAGGGGCTTCTCGCCCTGGCGAAAGCAATGTTCGCCATGGCCGGTGCGGGCGCCGCGGCGGGGTCCGGCGCGCCGGCCTCGGCCGAACCAGGGGCCGAGCCGCCCGCCGAGTAATGCAGCGGGCGCCGATCGGCGCCCGCAGATCTAACCGAAGGGAGAAGAGACTATGCCGCCAGTAGCGGAGGCGCCGGCGCGCCAGGTCGAGCGCAATGCGCCGATCCTCATGCGCGCGGCGAACGTGCAACCGGGCTCCTATCAGGAGGCCGACAATAGCGTCGAAATGGTCTGGTCGACGGGCGCCGCCGGAACGCGCTTCGACTTCTGGGAAGGTGAATATTACACCGAAGAGCTTTCGATGGATCCGGCGCACGTGCGCCTCGATCGGTTGAACGCCGGCGCCTGCCTTCTGGACAGTCACCAGGATTATTCGCTCCGCGCCGTGCTCGGCTCGACCGTGCCGGGCACCGTGCGGATCGAGGGCGGGCAGGGGATCTCCCGTGTCGCTTTGTCGCGCGCCGCAGGCGTGGCCGATATCGTGCAGAACATCATCGACGGCCATATCCGCAGCGTGAGCGTCGGATACATGGTGCACACCTATCTTCGCACGGAACGGGAGGGCGAAAAGCCGCACCTTCTCGCGATCGATTGGGAGCCGGTTGAGCTTTCCATGGTCGCCGTGCCCTTCGATGCCGGCGCGCAGGTTCGCGCCCGGAGTGCCTCGCAGGGGGGCTTGCACCCCTGCACAATCCGCGGCGCGCCCGCGACTTCAGGAGAAACGAATATGGATCCGGTAAATCCGGCGCCCGCGCCGAGCCCGACGCCTGCCATCACGCCGACGCCTTCGCCGGCGCCTTCGCAGGAAGAGCGCGGCAACGTCACGATCACGATCCGCTCGATCCGTGAGCGTGCCGCGGTGCTCGGCTCCGAAGTGGTGCTCGACCTGGTGAGCCGCCACGAAGAAACGCCGTTCACGGACGCGACGCTCAACGCCGAGCTGGTGACGCGCTTCGCCGCCGAGCGCTCGGCGCCGCCGATCGACAACGCGATCACGATCACGGCCGATGAAACGGACAAGTTTCGCCGCGCGCTCACGGGCGCCCTTGTCGTCCGGATGCAGGACAGCTCGGCGAAGCCGGCGGACGGCGGCGAGTTGTTCGGGCACATGACGGCGCGCGAGATCGCCCGCGAGTGCCTGCAGCGCGCCGGCGTCAAGGGGCACGCGCAGATGGGGCCGTATGATCTCGTCAACGCCGCGCTCGGAATGCAGCGGCACGGCGCGCTTACGTCGACCGACTTCGCGATCGCGCTGCAGCAGGCGGGCAACCTGGCGATCCTGGACAGCTACCAGGTTCAAGGCGAGGACGACTGGAAGCAGCTTTCCCGCGAGAAGGCCGCCAACGATTTCCGCCCCCACAACCTGGCAGGCCTCACGGGAACGCCGGAATTCCTGGTGGTCGAGGAAAACGGCGAATATACCTACGCCGGCTTCCAAGACATCGGCGAGAGCTTCAAGCTCTGGACGGCGGGCCGCATCATCTCGCTTTCGCGGCAGCTGATTATCAACGATCAGCTCGGCCTCTTCGGCGATATGGCCGGCGCCCTCGGCCGCGGCGCCTCGCTTCATGAAGCAAACAGCTGGTGGGCGAACCTTCTCGGCAATCCCCTGCTGAGCGACGGCATTGCGCTTTTCCACGCAGCGCACGGCAATCTCGGCGCTGCCGCGGCCCTCAGTTTGACAACGCTCAACGCCGGGCGGGCCGCAATGCGTATGCAGAAGGATCGCGACGGCGTGACGGCGCTCAACGTGACGCCGAAGTTCCTGATCGTCGGGCCGCTGCTCGAAGGCGTCGCCGAGCAGCTCGCCAGCCCGGCGATCGTGCCCGGAACCGCCGGTGCGGTGGTGCAGCCTTGGGTGCGCAACCTCACGATCATCGTGACGCCGCGGATCACCGATTATTCCTGGTATCTGCTCGCGGATCCGGCGCGGGCGGCGGCGATCATCCACGGTTATCTGCGCGGCCAGCAGGGTATCTACACGGATACCCGCGTCGGCTTCGAGGTCGACGGCGTGGAATATAAGGGCCGCACCGACTTCTCCGCAAAGGCGGTCGGGCACCAGGGCGCTTACCGCAATCCCGGCGCCGCGCCGGCCTGATCGCCGAGCGGCAACCTTCGGCTGCAGAGGGCGGGTCCTTCGCGGGATCCGCCCTTCATTTTTCCGAGCCCGAATATCCGAGGCTCGAATTCATGGAGTTTTTCGAAATGAGCGAAGTCAAGTTCGTGGCAATTCGCCTGCTGGCGACGTGCATGATCGCCGGTCTTCCGCGCAGCCCCGCCGAGGGTCTGCAGACGGTGCCCGAAGGCGAAGCAAAGCGGCTGATCGAAGCCGGCCAGGCGGTCGACGCCGAGGCCGATGCCGAGACTGCGCTGCGCGATCCCTCGGTTCCGCCGGGCAGCTTCGACGCCGAAGCCTTTATCGGGCGGTCGCTCGACCAGATCAGCGACGAAGAGATCGCCGGGCTGAGCGACGCCGATCGGGAGGCCGTGCGCCGGGCCGAGCAGGACCGCGAGAAGCCGCGCTCGGGCCTGCTTGATCGGCTCTAGGCCGTTCGCCTTTTCCGCGGGGATAGGCGCCCGCAATCATGGCCGCGGCAGTTGCCTCGGCCGAGCAAGAGGAACCAAGGAAAATGCGCAATCTTCGGATGCAGAGCGGCGAAAATCTGACGCTGCTCGCCCCCTATGCCGTCTCGGGCGGCCAGGGGATGCTGGTCGGCCTGATCTTCGGCATTGCTTCGACAGCGGCGGCGCTCGGCGCTTCCGTCGCCGTGTCGACGCTCGGCGTTTACGATATCACGAAGGCCGCAGGCCAGGCCTTCGGCGTCGGCGCTGCCGTCTACTGGGACAACGCCGCCCGCAACGTCACAACCGTTGCCGCCGACAACACCAAAATCGGCGTGACGATCGCGGCGGCCGCGGCCGGCGATGCGGTCGCGCAGGTGCGGCTTAACGGCACCTTCTAATCGCGCTTCGGCGCGATTGGGCGGGCGGCTCTGTGGCTTCGTCGAAGCCGCCCGCCTCAGTGCTCGGCCTCGCGGCCGGTTCCTTCCCAGAGCCGGGTTCTGGCCGGGCGTCTTAGACGCCTTCGGCCAGGCTCGCCCTAAGCCGCGCCGCACGCGGCTTTGGGCGGGTGTGCCCCTTTCCCGCGCAAACTGAGGCGGCGCGGGGCTCCCGTGTCGCTTCCCCTTCTTTCGAGGATCCGCGCAGATGAAGAAGATTTTCCTACACTCAGGCGCGATCGACGCCGCGCTGCAGTTCGTCGACGCCGGCAATTTCCTGACGATCGGCGAGGCCGGCCATGCCGGCACGATCGGCGGGAAGGAAGCCGCGGCCCTGGTCGAAAGCGGCCGTGCGATCGACGCCGACAAAATGAGCGATCCCGACGGGCTCGACGCGCAAACCGTGCCGCAGCTGCAGGTGCTCGCCGAGGGGGTCGTGGTCGAGGGCACGCGAAAGCAGGATTATATCGACGCGATCCGCGCCGCCCGCCGCGAGCGCGTCGGAGCGCAGGCGATGCCCGCGGCGGTGCCGGCGCCAGGATCCGGGCAGCTGCCCGGCGAGACGGATCTGCCGATCGTGCAGATCAAGGATCCTTCGGCCGAGGGCGGCGTGCTGCGCGTCTCGGCACGCGGGATCGTGCCGCCCGATGAAGTCGTCGAAGTCGACGCACCTGCGGTGCCGGGCGGGGAGTAAGCGGAGATGCGGGACTTCGAGGCCGCAGGCCTGGCCGCCATCGCGACGACGTGGGGCGTGCAAGTGCTCTACACGGGCGCCGGCCTCGTTGCCGCCGAGCTGCCCGCGATCCGTTCCGACGGAGGCGCGCAGACATTCCAAGGCGTGGGTTCGACGCTCAACCAAACCAGCTTCGAGATCCAGCAGCACGAATTGCCCGGCGAGCCCATGCCGGAAGATCTGATCGAGGAAGTCGAAAGCGGCGAGCGGTTCCGGGTGCTGGAGCCGCGGCGCCGCGACGACGTGGCCGCCTGGCTCTTGATCGTGGAGCTTGCGGAATGACGGCCGCGCGCGAGCAGATCTTCGCCCTGGTCGACCAGCTGCTCGGCCTCGACGCCGAGGATCCGATCGCCGGTCTCGGCGAATATGAATTCGAGCCCGATCGGGATCCTGCGAAGTTTCCCGCCCTGCACGCTTTCGACGGCGGCGATCTGCCCCTCGAAGAGGAGACCGGCGTGCGGATGAAGGCGCTCACGCTCACGATCGAGGGCTTCGTCCAGAAACCCGGCGGGGCCGCGGCGCGAGCTGCGCTTAACGAGCTGCACGCCGAAGCGGTGCGCCGGCTTATGAATAATCCGGCGCTGGAACGCTGGGGCATCAGGGAAACCGGGCCGCTGCGCATCGACACGGCCGAGCTGGCGAATAAGCGGCGCCGCGGCTTCAGCCAAGATTTCGAGATCACTTATTCGACCGTTCCGGGCGATCCCGGCGCATTTGCCTAAGAGGAGGAAACGAGAATGGACCATGTAATTCGCCCCGAAAACGGGCTGCTGCTCATCGCCGTGCAGGCGCAGGAGGGTGTCGCGGCCGTGCTCGATCCCGCGCAGCACGGCGTGCCGGTGGAGCGCGACAGCGTCACCTATAATGGGCCGTTCGCAACGGAAGCCGCCGGCGAGGCAACGGGATCCTATGTCGCCGGCGCGCCGCTGGTCATCGGGCAGCCGGCGACTATCGCCTTCCGGAGCCGGATCAAGGGCGCGAACGCCGCTTATACGGCGGGCGTGAAGCCGCCGCTGCACAATGCCCTGCTCGGCTGCGGCTTGCGTGGGCAGTTCACGGCGGCGATCGCGGCGGCCGCGCTCGCTGCCGGCACCGCCACGTCGGCGACCCTGCCCGTCGGCTTCGCCGCGACGGCGCAGCTCTATCGCGGGCAGCCGCTCATCCTTTCCGGCGGCGCCGGCGCCGGGCATCACCCGCTGATCACGGACTATACGGCTGGACGCGTCGCCACCTTGTCGGACACGTTCGCGCCGGCGCTCGACGGCACCACGCAAGCCGCGATCCCGGCAAACTGGACCTATGCGGGCACCAGCCCCCGCGACGCGGCCGCCCGTCTGCTCGACCATCCGGCGGTAACGATCGGCTGGTATGAGGATGGCAACCTCTACACGTGGATGGATTGCCGCGGAACGCTCGACGTCGAGGGCAGCTCGGCGCGCCCCGCGATCGGCGCTTTCTCCTTTTCAGGAACATATGTCGGCGTCGCACCCGCCGCCATTCCATCTAACGCCGTGGTCGCGCAGCATTCGGCGCCGACGCTGGTCAAGGGCGCGGGCTTACCGCCGGCGATCCTCGCCAACCGAATTCAGCTTCCGATCAGCCGCTTCGCGCTTCGCGCCGGATCCGGCGTCGAAATGCCCGACGATCCGAACACGCAATATGGCTTCGGCGCCGGTCAGCTCGCGGGGAGAACCCCCACGTTCGACATGGATCCGCTGCGCACGCTGGTGTCGACCAGGAACGCGATCGCCGAGATTTCCGGTGCCTTGCAATATCCGATCGCGCTTCGCCTCGGCGCCGCCGGCGCGGCGGGCAATCGCGTCGGCCTGGTGCTGCCGATCGCGCAGCCCACGACGGTCGACAATGCCATGCGCGGCCGCCTGCGCGCCGATGCGATGACTTACCAGGCGCTTTCGCCTGGCCGCGACGCGCAGGATCGAGACAGCGACCGCTTTCTCACCTTCTACTGAGGCGGTCGCCCGCAGCCGATCGGTGAACCAAAACAAAGAAGGGGCAATCCCATGATCAGAGCGTCAAAAGAACCGGTAGCCTGGCCGGTGCCGTGGAACCTGAAGCAGACATTCTTCTTCCGGGCGGGCGATGTGATCGAGCGTGCGGAATTGGAAGGCGACCTGGACGGCGAGCACAGGTCAAGGGCTGTTTACCCGTTCGAACTCCAGGCGGCCTTCGAAGAGGGTATCACCGCTCTCTTGGGAGCCGACAGCCCGGACGGGGCGGAATTCATCGCACTGAGCGCGTCAGAAGCGGCCGGGGAGACTATCGCGCCCGCGCAGGCTGCGCAGCTGGAAGCAGTGCGCGAGACGCTGATCGGGCAGTGGCCTCCGTATAAAGCGTTGAAGGCGCGGGAGGCGCGCCGGTTGAACATCGTCCCGGTTCAGGCCTTCATCCGCTACTGCACGGGCTGGCAGGGCGAAGGTTTACCCGAGTTCAAGAAAGGGAGGGACGGCATGGTATCGCTGACGCTGCTGTCAGATATCCCAGACCTGGTGCTGAGGGCCGGGGGAGCTTTCGCCTATTCGCTCCAATATGCCTCTGGTGAGACAAAAAACTCCGGTGCGCCCTTGCCGTCCGACAAAGGCCCGCCGACTTCGACTTCGGACACGCACCCGGCGGATGGGAAATAGCGGGCGAGGTTTATGAACAAAACCCGCTACTCACGCTCCCCCGCTGGGCATTCTCGGTTGTCGATCTCTGGCTCGACTGCCGCCGAATGGCCCCCGCGACGCTTCTCGGCAGCGGGGGCCGCGCGCTCCCGTGTGCGGGAGGCGTCGGCCAGCAGCCGGCGGCCCTGATGGACGCGTTTGCGCTGCTCGACGGTTGGACGGTCGAGGATAAGGGCTGATGGTCGAGATCGTCGACGTCCTGACGATCGATCGGCGTGCGCTCGATGCAGAAAAAGAGCGTCTCGTCCGGGGCGTTCTGCGCGCCGGCAAGCACACCATAACCGAGGCGACGAAAGTCCTAGAGCGCGACCTGGAAGCGCTGACGCGTTCGGCGGTCCCGGGCAGGCTGTGGCGCGCCTGGAAGTCCGATGTGTTTCCCAAGGGCGCGGCGCTGGCGCGTGAGCCGGTGGGCGTGGTCTATGTCAACGGGGGCGCGCGATCTCGCGGCGCGATATCGTTCTTTACCAGGCCTGGCCGGATCAAGGGCCGGTCGGGGCAGTATCTTGCGATACCTACCCCAGCAGCCGGATCGCGCGGCCGGGGCAGGGACCTGACGCCGAAAGAGTGGGAAAGGCGGACGGGAGCGAAGCTCCGCTTCGTCTACAGGCGCGGCAAGCCGTCGCTGCTGGTGGTCGATGAAGCGGTGCTCTCGGGCAAGAAGCAAGTCGCCCGGCTCAATACCGAAAGGCGCCGCGCCAGCGGCCGCGGGAACACGACGATCGTCGTGTTCTTCTTGGTCCCCTTCGTCAGCTACGGGAATAAAATCGCTATCGACCCGGTAGTCCACGCAGCCGGCGCGGATCTAGGCAAGGATTTCGCGACGCGAGTGAAGTCGCTGCCCTGACCGTGGCCCGCCCGCCCGACCTTGATCCCTCGATGTAAACATTAGGCCGCCTCAGGGCGGTTTTTCTTTGGAGTTGAGCATGGCCTCAGTCGACATCATCGCCCGCCTGAAGCTCGCCGGCGAGGAGTTCAACCGCGAGTTCGACAGCCGCATGAGCCGCGTGGAGGCGCAGGCGCGCACCGCCAGCGCCCGCGTGAACGCCGCCTTCTCCGGGCTCAAGAGCGCGACCTCCGGCCTAGTGGCGGGGATCGGCGCGGCGAGCGTGGTCGGAGTGGCAAAGCAGGCGCTGGATTATGCTTCCTCGCTTGGCGAAGTTTCTCAGCAACTCGGGGTAACCACGAAGGACCTCCAAGTCTACCGCTATGCGGCCTCTCAGGTGGGCATCGAACAGGACACGATGGACAAAAGCCTGGCGAAGCTCACCATGACGATCGGCAAGGCGGCGACGGGCGGTGAGGCACAAAGGAGAACATTCGCTGCCCTTGGAATTGATGTGAGGGACGCCAGCGGGCACATCAAAACCGCCGGCCAGGTTATTCCTGAAATCGCAGCGGCGCTGCAGAAGGTGGAAAGCCCCGCACAGCGTGCGGCGGTAGAGGTGGCCCTGTTCGGAAAGGCGGGGCAGAAACTCGACACTCTGCTCGCCGGCGGGCGCGCGGGTATAGATGAGCTGAGCGCGTCTGCTGAAAGATTGGGGATCGTGCTCTCCGATGAGCAGATCCAGAAAGCCGACGAGACAGCCGACAAAATGGCCGCCCTCAAGCAGGTGCTGGAGGCGAATATCGCGCGCGCCGTCACGGGAAATGCGGACGCAATTCTGACACTGGTGGACGCGCTGGCGAAGCTTCCATCAGCCGCCGGCGGGGCGATGCAGTGGTATACCGCGATGCAGCGGCGGCTGGAGCTTTTTAACGGCACCGACAAGATGAGGATGGGGATCACTCCCAGCATTCGTCGCGAAGGACAGGATCAGACCGTTAGAGTGCTGCGAGGAATGGCGCGCGAACAGGCGCAGCGACTCCTCGGGTTCAATCCGATTGGATTGGAGCCGGCGCCGATGCGTGACCGCCTTCCTGCGCCAATCTCAAACGATCTTTCCGATTTCAGCGGTAGAGAGTCCGGAGGGACGAAAAAGGAACCCTCGTTCGGCGAGCGGCTCGAGCAGGAGCGGCGCGCCGCTCTCTACTCGGCGGCGAATTCATACCGCGGGGCGGGTGAGAGGAATGCGAACCTCGCCAGCTTGCTCCGCGAGGCGAGCATCAATGTCGACCCGAAAATGGTGGCCTGGTGCGCTGCTTTCGTGAACGCCGTCCTGGCCACCAACGGACTGCCCGGAACGGGGAGTCTCAGCGCTAAATCGTTCCTCGGCTACGGCTCGGCTACTAGCGATCCGGAGCGCGGCGACATCGTCGTCTCCAAGCGCAGGGGCGGCGGGCATGTCGGCTTCTTCGAAGGCTTCGACGCGAACGGAAACGTTCGCGTGCTCGGCGGCAACACCTCCGACCGCGTGGCGACACAAACCGTCAAAAAGGGCGATGTGCTCGGCTTTCGCCGAACGCCCGACGCCGCGACAGCCTACACGCAACAGCAAGCTGAAGATGAGCGACGCGCCGAAGCGAGGCGCGAGGCCGAAGAGCGTGTGGCAGAGGCTCTCGGCGAGCAGCGCGAAGAACTGGAGCGGCAATTGCGGCTCGGCGACATGCGGGCGCGTGGGCTCGAAGACCAGGCCGAGATCGAAGAGGCGATCGCGCAGCTGCGCCGGCAGATGCTGCCGCTGATCGAAGCCGAAGAAAAAATCACGGGCGAGCTCGCCGAGGATGATCGCGCGAGGCTCGCCGTGCTCGAAGCCATGACGATCGAACGCGTCAAGCAAGGGCACGCGGCCGAGAAGGATCGCGAGCTGCAGCGCGAGCGCGAGAAAGCCGCGGCCGAGGCCGAGCAGCTGGTGAGGGAAGAGCTGGAAAAACGCGACCAGCTGCAACGCGAGCAGATCCAGGATCTCGCGGACTTTTACGAGCGCGCCTTCCGGTCGGGCGGCAAGTCGATCCTCGAAGATTTCGAGGATCAGGCGCTGTCCATGATCGCCGATATCGCGGCGCAATGGACGTTGGCCCTGCTGTCGGGGCAGAAAGTCGGGCTGCCCGACATACTCGGCCAGATCAGCGGCCAAGGCGGCGCCTCCGGCGGGCCGCTCGGCAGCATCATGGGAGTGCTTACCGGCGGCGGCGGCTTCGGCACGCCGGGCTTTGGAGGGTGGGGTGCCGCAGGGCAGCAGGCGGCGGCGCTCGCCGGCAGCTATGTCTACGGGGGCGGCGCGCCGGGCAGGGCGACGCCTGCCGGCGGCGCCGCCGGCGCGATCGGTGGAGCCGCAAGCGCGCTCGGCCAGGCCGTGCCCTATGCCGCGGCGGCGATGGCGGCGACCAGCGCGATCAGCAGCATCTTGGGCATCAAGAACAATGCGGGCGGGATCTTCGGCGTCGGCGGGAACCTGCTGATCAACGCGATCTCGCCCGCCAGGCGCGGCGGCGCGTCGCTCAGCTTCAGCCAATATGGCGAGCTGGGCGTCGGCGACACGTTCGGAAACTCGAAAAAGCGGATCGGCTCCGCGACGGACGCCGCGGGATCGCTGGCCGACATGCTTTCCCGGATCGCGGCGCAGCTCGGTGGGGAGGTCACGGGCGCGCCTTCGCTCTATATTGGGATGCGGGGCAAGGACTGGCGGGTGAACCCCACAGGCCGGGCGAGCACGAAGACGAGCAAGGGTGCGGTCGACTTCGGCCAGGACCAGGCGGCAGCGATCCGCTTTGCCCTCGGCGACGCCCTCAAAGATGGCGTGATCGGCGCGATCAGCGACACGCAAAAGCGGCTGATTGCGGCGGGTGGAGATCTGGAGAAGGCGCTCGATAAGGCGCTGCTGGTCGGCGAGATCCCGAAGCGGCTGAAGGCGATGGTCGATCCGCTCGGTGCGGCGCTCGACGACTTCGAGAAAGGATGGAAGCGGCAGCTCGACGCGCTGAAAGAAGGCGGAGCCTCGGCCGAGGAAATGGCCGACGCGCACAAGCTCTACAAGCTGGAACTCGACGAAGTGAAGGCGAGCACGCGCGGCGCCTCCTCCTCGCTCAAAGACTTCCTCGAAAGCATCAAGTTCGGCAGCAGCTCACCCTATTCCTTGCGAGACCAGCAGGCCGCGGCCGAGGCTGCGCTCAAGCCCCTGCTCGGCAAGATCGATGCCGAGGGCAGGCTGAGCGCGGCCGATCAGCAGAGTTATGTCGCCAAGTCGCAGGCGCTTCTCGACATCGAGCGCCAGCTCGGCGGCTCGACATCGGCCTATTTCGACAAGCTCGATATGATCCAGGCCTACGCGAACAAGGCGATCGGCACGATCGACGCGGCCGCGCCGGTCCGCACGATCGCCGATCCGTTCATCGAAGCGACGGCGGGCCATACGCAAGCGATCGCGAACATCAGCGACCAGATGAACCAGCGCCTCGCCAACATCGAGCAGCTGCTGGGCAGGCTCGGCGGCGGCGGGGGCGACGGCGGTTTCGTGGGGAGCGGCCGTCACTTCTACAAGGGCACGATCGCCGGCGGCGGCGGGGATTATCACTGATGCCGGCGCTGGTGCCCGACATAGCCGCGGCGCTGCGGCCGGCAACCGTCCAGACCTGGTCGGATCCGGCGGTGAAGGCGCGTTATCCGAATGCGCGCGACGGCCGCGGGCGGCCGGCGGAAGGCAATTTCGACAATCCCGCCGACGGGCAGACGGCCGTCAATCAGCGGGGGCAGCTCTTCGGCGTCGAGCGGCGCCGCTTCGCCGTCGAAGTCGCTGAACTGGTCTGGCCGGATCCGGCGAACGGCCTGCCCGCGGCGCGACTGCTCGATCCGGAGCACGCGGTGGACGCGGCGCACCTGTCGGCCCGCATCGAGCTGGATCTAGAGACTGAGGCGAGTGGCTATGAGGTTTTCGGCTGATGGGTAGGGCATGGACGCTGCGGCCGCTCGTGCCGGCGGGCGTGACGACGGACGTGGTGCAGGGCGCCGAATTCGCGCCTTCCAACATGCTGAACGACTATCTCGGCGTCGTCTATCGATCGCCGCCCGTCGGGCTGGTGACGATAACGGTCGATCTCGGCGCCAACCCCGCCCCCGTCGACGCCCTGCTGCTGTTCGGCTGCACGGATGCGAAGGCGCATTGGGACATGGACGTGCTCGCGAGCAACGCAGCCGACTTCTCGGCGCCGGTCCATGCATCGAACGGCCTGTTCCTGGCGGGAGCGGAGTTTCCCTTGCACGGGCGCGGCGTCGGCTTCCGGGAGATCGCAGGCGGTTTGGTGCAGGCGCGTTACTGGCGACTTGCCATCTACATGTATGGCGGCGGGCAGCTTACCGTCGGCCGCCTGGTCATGGGCGCGAGATTGCAACTGGAGCGCAATTTCGCGTTCGGTGCGGCGTTCGGCGTACGCGATCTCGGGAACGTGCAATTCTCGACGTCGGGCGTGCTCCTGCGCCGCCGTGCCGCCAAGCTGCGCACGCTCGGGCTCACCTTCCCCTCCGTTCGCAGGGATGAAGTCGAGGCGCGGGTTCAGCCTCTGATCGAGCAAGCGGCGGGGCAGGAGCCGATCGCACTTTGCATTGATCCGGATCCGCACGCGCAGCGGCAGAAGCGCTGTTATTTCGGCAATCTGATCGGCGATCTCGGCACCATCTGGACGCGGGCCAGCGGTTTCGAATGGCGGGCGAACCTGGTCGACCTAGTGCCGATCCCGAAGGCCAGCTGACAGTGCCCGCCTTCCTGATCCGAATCGACGCGTTCGATCCCGTTGCCGGCGCGCCCGTGAGCCTTCGGGCGTCGAGCGTCGACGACGATCGCGTTTGCCACCTCGACGGCAATATCTGGTGGCCTGGGATCGCGCAGCTCCCCGCGTTGCGATACGACCTGATCGACGGCGCGCTCAGCGGCCGCATTGTCACGCCGGGCTCTTCGCTTGCGCTGATGGTGGATGCCTGGCCAAGCCTGCCCCGCTACGCGTTTCCCGACGCGCGCGTGCGGATCTGGAGCGGCGAGCCGGGCCAGGCATGGGACTTATGGGTGCTGCGGTTCGATGGCCGAGCAACCGGGCAGCCCCGCATCTCGGATGGTCGCGCCGATCTTCCCTTCGCAGTCGACGATCGCTGGCTCGATGAGCCGTTGCTCGCCACCTATGCCGGCACGGGCGGGATCGAGGGCGAGGCTGCGCTCAAAGGGCAGCCCAAGCCGCTTGCGCTCGGCGCACCCCGCTTCGCGGGAGCAACGCTGGTCGACAGCACGAACCTGGTGCTGCAGCTTTCCGCTTACGGCGCGATCGAGGATATCGAAGTCGCGTTCGAAAGGGTGGCGCGCTTTTCGCCGAGCGTCGGCGATTTCAACGACTATGCAAGCCTGATCGCCGCGCCCGTGCCGGCGGGGAAGATCGCGACCGCGCGGGCCCTTGGGCTGGTGCGGCATGGGGCGCCGCCGGTGGGCAAGCTCTCCTACCATCTGAAGGGCGACAAGGGGGGCGCCGCGGGATGGGCGCGCCTGCCCGGCGCGCTGATCGGCCGGATCGCCGAAATCGCAGGTGCGGCGGGAAGGGTATATGGCGCGAGCCTGGCGGCGCTGGACGCGGCGCGACCTTGGCCGAGCAGCTGGATCTTCGCCGAGCAGATCACCAGGCGAGAGGCGATGCAGCGGATCGCGGCGAGCGTCAACTCGGCCGTCGGGGTCGATTGGCTGGGCCGGCTGTTCGCGGTGCCGGTTGCGATCGGCGCGCCGTCCGTCATGCTGGACGCCACGGGCGCGGCATTGCCTCCGGTCGCACGGGTGCAGCAGCTCGAAGTCGATCCGCCCTTCTGGCGCCTGGCGATGGAAGCCGAAAGAACGTGGGAACCGCACGGCCTGGCGGAGATCGCCTTCACCGCGACGCCGGAGCCAGCAGGGCTCCTAGACCCGGCGCGCACCTATCGCGAGGGGCAGATCGTGGAGCTGCCCAACGGTTCACAGTGGCTTTACGTCAATGCGACGCCATCATCCGGGAACGCGCCCCCCGTGACGGGCACGTCCAACGCTCATTGGGAGCAGCTGCGGCCGCCGATCACAGGACCGGATATCGGGGTCGCGGCGGGCGCGACGCGGAACATCCTCTATCGGCAGACGACGGATCCCGCGGGCGGCAACGCCCTGCAGAACGGGGATTTGTGGGTCGATATCTCCGGCTCGCCGATGGTGATCAAGATCCGGATCGGCAACAGCTGGCAGGTTTCCGGCAATCACGTCACGCAAGGCGAGCATATCGGCGTCGCCAACGGCGCAACGAGGAACATCGTCTATCGCCAGGCAGGGGCGCCAGCGGTCCCGAACGACGGCGATTATTGGGTCGATACAAGCGTCACGCCGAACGTCACGCGGGTTCGCGTCGGCGGAGCCTGGCAGGCCGCCGCCAACCTGGTGACGCAAGGCCAGGATATCGGGGTCGAGAATGGCGCGACGAACAATCCGCCCGAACGCTCGATCCTGCGCAACAGCACGTTCGAAGGCGCAGCGGGAGCCTTTCCCGTCGGTTGGCAGCGGCAGGCGACGGGGCAGTTTACGGGCCAGCCCTATCTTCTGGTCGGCGATGCTCGATCGAGTCGGGGGCAGAACCTGCTGGCCGTGCCAAGCGACAGTCTGTTCATAAGCGAGCGTTTCGCCGTCGCAGCCGGCGAAAAGATTTTTCTCGAGCATCGAGTGCAGATGGCGGCGAACCGGAGCGACGGCGCGGCACCTCAGGTTACGCTGTTCATAAGCTTCGAGAATGCGTCGGGCGGCGAGACCGGGACCGCGGACGTTTATCGTTTCACCCCGATCAGCGTAGCAGCCGGCGCGCTTTCCGGGGTACTCGCGGCAACGGCGCCCGCCGGAACCGTTCGCGCGATCATCGCCTGCTGGATCGATCTGGACGTAAATCCAGCAGGCGCGTTGCTGCTGCTCGACTATGTCGCGCCGCACCGGGACGAGCCGGGTTCCGACGTCACGGCGAACAATCAGCACAAGCTTGTGCCCGCACCGGCTCAGCAGATCCAATATGACTGGACCGGCTCCACCTCGGCTCAGCTACCGAAGATGTTGCAGAACACGGTTTCGCGGGGCACCTCCGACGTAACCGCCACGACGGCGATAACCTATACGCCGACGGGCTGCACGGTAGACCTGGTGGGCGCTGGTGTGGGGCAGGTGCGGCTGACCGGCGTCACGGCCGGCAACGCATCGATCAAGGTGGCGGCGACACCGCAGGGCGGCGCCCCGCAGATCGATTATATCCAGATCACGAGGCAGCAGGCGGACCCGCCGAGCAACACTGGCGGCGGTGCAGGAGCGACCAGTTTCGGGCCGGTCGAGGTTAACACGAGCATCACGGACACCTCCTATGACGGCACTCCGCAGGTGCTCGCCGTCGGTCGTCTCCGCTCCAATGCGTCGGGACAGATCCGCTTCGTGCTGAATGCCGACTATATGGCAGACAACGGATCGAGCGTCTCCGTGAACGCGAAGGGCCAATTCGGGACGGACGGCGCCAGTTATAGCGACGCGGGGATCTCGGCGACCGGCTCCGGCTCGACCGGCGGATATTACGACACGCCGCCCAATCAGCTCCCTTCGTTCGAGGATTGGGTCGAAGGCTCGACGGGCAGCGTCGTCGCCAACGCCCTGGTGGGCGGTTTCACCCCAAACACCGATTATTATGTCCGGTGGATCGCCATCAAGACGGGGCCGCAAGGCTCCGTTGGCGTCTATGGCTCGGCTTCGGGAGGGCAATCATGACGATCGGAACGACTGGCGACCAATCGGTTGACGTGTCGCGATGGCTCCCCGCGCGCGAGCCGGCAGAGCCCGCGCCCGCGACTGGGGTCGTTTCTCCTCCCGCCGTGATCGGCAGGCAGGCAGAACCTGCATGTCAGCATTTGACCGAGGGGCGGCCGACGCACGCGATCTGGCGCGAGCACGGTGTAGAGCTGGTCTTTCCGGACGGCTACGATCCTGTCAACCTGGTCGAGCTGCCGCCGGGTTTCCACGATCAACCGATGCAGGCCGACGTCGCAACGCGCAGCTTTCAAGTCGATTGGAGCGACTACGACGCTGCGCTCTTCGAGAGGATCGATGCCGAGGCCGGGGCCTTCCGCCTCCAATTCATCACCGACGTGCCGGGGCAGCAGGCGACTTACCAAACGAAGGAACAGGAGGCGCTGGACTATGGCGTGAACGGCCTCGTCGATCCTGCATATTTCCCGCTGCTCTCTGCGGAGGCCGTGGAGATCGGCACGCCGCTGGATCAACTTGTCGTCGAGGTGCTGACGCTCGCGACGCAGTGGCGGTGGATCAATGCGAAAGTCGAGGGGCGGCGGATCGGCGCGAAGGCGCGGGTGCGGCAGGCGGCGACCTATGCGGCGAAGCAAGAGGCGGCTGCCATTGACTGGTGGGGGCTGATCGCGCCCCCGCCCGCGTCAACCTCGCCCGCCGCGGGCAAGCCATTGAGCGGGAGCCTCGCGAAATGATCGGCCGGCTCGCAGCCTGGCTGGTCGAGCTGCTGATCGCGATCGACCAGTTTGCACACGTGCTCCTCGGCGGCCCTAAATATGTCGTGATCGGGAAGGGGCCGTGCCCGTCGGCCGATGAGACGATCAGCTCGAAAGTCGGGCGCCAGGCGATCAGGGGCAAGCGCTGGGCGCGGATCTGCGAAGTGCCGATCGACGCGCTCTTTCGGCTGCTCGGCGAGCACGGCCATTGCCGCCGCCGGATCGAATTCGACGAACTGACGCCGGAGCTTCGGGCGAAGATCGAGGGGAGGTCTTAGTGCAAGCGTATCTGCCGCATATCCTCACGGGCCTGGCTACGTTTGTCGCGGCCCTACTCGGAAGCGCTGGCCTTTGGAGCTACCTTACCCGAAGCGCCGATCGGAAAGACGCCCGAGAGGTCGGCGAGATCGAGCGCCTGCGCGGAGAGGTCAAGGACCTGAAGGCAAGCCACCAGAATTGCGAAAGCACGGTCGGGGAGCTGCGCGAGCGGATCGCGGTCATCGAGACCCATAACGCAAGCTACCTGGCGCGCTGGATCAAGGATGCGAACAAGCGTCTGGTCTGGATCAACGACAAGGCGCTGATAACGATCTTCGCGCCGCTCAGCCTGTCACGCGAGCAGGTGCTCGGCTTCACCTTTGCCGAGCTTCTCGATCCGCTCGCGGCCGCCGAGGTCGATCGCCTCGATCGCGCCGCGCTCGCCAATCACGGTGCCGCAGTGAGCAGTCTCATTCAGCTGCACCCGGATCTGCCGCTTATGCACGTGGTCAAGGTGGCGAGCGTCGGCCGCGACGGCGAGCTGATTTACGAAGGGCACGCATTCCGCCCGAACGATCCGGAGATCGCGCACGCCGTCGGCATCGGCCGACAAGTCGAGCAGCGCGAGATCTCGGCCGACAGAGTGCTCGAATAGCGGCGGCTCTGCCGCCTGATTTTCGTAACGGGAGAAGAGACTATGCAACAGCACCGCAAGGCGCTGGCTGATCTGCTGCGTCCGCGGCTTCGGCCGCCCGGCTTCAACGACGCCGAGTTCCGCCGCAAGTTCGATCGGCTGCTCGACGCCGCCGGAGTGCCGCGGGACGAAGATCCGATCGCGCCGGCGCTGCCCGGCCACGGCCTCGGCGTCCCGCTCGATCCGGAAATCGCCACGATCGACGTAGAGCTGCTGCGCGTCGCGTGCCCGCAAGTCGGCCGCGAGCTACTGGCCGCCTTCGTCGAGCCGGTTCGCCGCGCCTGCCAAGCCTTCGAGATCGACACGATTCGGCGCGTCGCGGCATTCATCGCCCAGATCGCGCATGAAAGCTGCTGCTTTACGGCGATGAATGAAAATCTGAATTATTCGAGCGCCAAGCGGATCCACGACATATTCGGCCGCGGCGAGGCGGGCCGCCGCCGCTTCCCGTCGCTCGCGCACTGCACGCCCTATGTCGGGCAGCCTCAGAAGCTCGCGAATTATGTCTATGCGAACCGCATGGGGAACGGGCCGCCGGAAAGTGGCGACGGGTGGCGCTATCGCGGCGGCGGCGGGATCGGGCTCACGGGCGCGGACAACTGGAACGGCTTTGCGGCCGCGATGGGAATGCCCGTCGACCAGGCGCTCGCATGGGCGCGCACGCCCGAGGGCGGGATCATGGCCGCAGCATGGTTTTGGGAAGTAAACGACATCAACCGGCTTGCCGACACGCCCGGCGTTACCGACGAGAGCCGCCGCATAAACGGCGGCGACAACGGGCTCGACGATCGGAAAGCGAAATTCGATCGCCTCGTCGAAGAATTGCTGCGCCGCGAGCGTGCTGCGGCGGTGCTGCAGTGAGGGGCGGCGACCACTGCCACAAGCTCGACAAGCTCGGCCTGTTCATCCTCGCCGGCCTGGTGGTGGGCGTGCTCGGCGCGATCGTGGTCGGCACCTTCTGGACGCGCGCCGTGCCCGACAAGGGCGAAGTGCTGATCGGCGGGATCTCGACGGGCTTGATCCTCTTCCTGCGCGATATTGTCGCCGCCGTGCGCGCCGGTTGGGAGGAAGTGACGCGAAACCAGGTCAACGAGCAGCTGGCGCTTTCGAAGCCGGCGCCGCGCCTGCTGCCGTCGCCGAAGCCGCTAGCCGGCGCCGGCGCGGCGGCCGAGGACGTGGCGGCCGCGGCCGAGGATCGCGCCGAAGAGATCCAAACCGCCGAGGCGGCCGAGCTTCAGCTGCGCAACGAAGAAAGGGAGCAACGTTAA